ACCCGCGAGATCGGCAACGCACGCCGCCGGCACGACAACCTCGGCCGGCAGGTCTGGCGCATGCGGATGGAGGGCGTCTCCATCAAGGAGATCGCCGAGCGGCTCGGTGCGTGGGAACACACGAGCAACCCGGCGCAGCGTGTCTCGCAGTGCCTCTACACGTACTGCAAGCGCAACCGCATCGTGAAGCCGCCCCGCAAGGTCACTTCGCCGGCAAAGCCGCCAGTGCCTTGAAGCAGGACTCGTCCTTGGCCGCGATCTTGTTCTTCGCATCGGCGTCGGAGCACTTCAGCGCCGACGCGAGCGAGGAGATGGTCTTCGGCCCGACGATGCCGTCGACCGGCCCGATGGCGAATCCGGCGCGCAGGAGCAGCGCCTGGATGACCGCCTCGAAGGAGGAGAGGTCGCCGTGGCCCACGAGGATCGCTCCGGTGCGGGCCGCCTGCTCGTAGCCCATGCGCTCCTTCAGCGGAGCGAGCTCGCCCCAGAAGTCGAAGTGCCACGCCTCGGACGCACCCTCGTCGGCGTTCTTGATGATGGGCTCCCAGCCGAGGGGTTTGGCGATCTCCCACAGCTTGTCGAGCTGCTTGTCCGCGGGCACGCCGGGGAACTTCAGCATGCCGAGGTGGACGTCGATGGACCGGCCGGCGTTGTGGCCGCTGCGACCAGGTGCCGCCACGAAGGCCGCCTTCATGGTCTTGGCGTCCCACTTCACGGAACCAGGAGCGGGCTTGCCCGCGTTGACCCAGTTGTCGTACTTCTGCCGGGCCGCCTTCTGCACGGCCACGTCGCGGTGACACTCGGTCACGCGGAAGTCGCCGCCCGCCTTGAACACGGCGTCGGAGAGCTGCTTGAGCGCGAAGGCCATCTCAGGCACGGCTACGCCAGCCTTCCCCAACTTGCACAGCGAGGTCAGGTCGACGCGGGGGCCACCCGTCTTTCCTGCCTTGTCGTAACTCGACGCGATGGTGGCGTCCACAGGAACAAGGGAGATTGCAGCAGTCATATCGAACTCCTTAGATGTCTTCGACCCAGATGATCGACGCGCTGATGTCGCTCGCGTTCGCGCTGTACGCCGTGATGGTCAACACGTCGCCCGCCTGCATGAACAGGGCGAGGTCCGTCACGGACTCCGTGGCGTTGCCCGTCTTGTTGACGGAGAAGGCGTAGACCTGCGTGCCGGATCCGATGGTGAACCCTGTCGCCGCTGAGTCGTAGTCAGCCGCGCTGGTGTTGGCGTTGACGCGCGCGAACTGGGGTGCGGTCAGCGTCCCGTTCTTGTAGACCTTGAAGTCGACGGTCTTCGTGCCGTCGCACGCCACGCTGAAGCGGTCGATTTGAAGCTGTGCCGTTGAGTGCCGGTTGAGGTAGACCGTGCTGGCGCGGAGAGACAGCACCGGCGTCTCTGTCGCAGCACCGATGCTCTTCGTGGCCGTCGCACCAAACTGCGCGCCGAGGAACTCAATCGGACCCTCGACGAACGCGCCTCCAGACGCCCCGTACATCGTTACCGACGTGCCGGTGCCCGTGTTCTTGGACTCCCACGTCAGGTACAGGTTCGGGTTCCGCAGGACCGTGCTGGTGCGGGTGTTGGCGTTCCGCACCTCGTGAACGAGCACGAGTCGGCCCGTCTTCCCGTCCACGATGTAGAGGTAGGCGTTGCCGTAGCCGAGGTACTGGAACTGCACACCGTAGACGTTGCCCTTCGTGGGGTCGAGGACGACCCGGCTGGGGCTGAACTGTCCGCCATCCATGCGGTCCACGTTCCACGTCGACTGCGGAATGAACTGCTCGGTCGGAGCTACACCGAGCGTCAGGATGGCGAACGTGCCCGTCGCGCCGCTGGTGCCTGCGTTGAACGTCGAGGCGCCTGCCGGCCCTGCGATGCGCCGCGTGAAGTAGACGACGTTCCCGACGGCAGCCGCGTCCCAGCCGCCCGCCGCGGAGGAGTAGTTGGCCGCCGCGATCTCGGCTGCGGTCACGCTGGTGTTCGCGCCGTTGGTGACCGGCACCGTCACACCGGGACCGCCGTCAAGCGTCACCGTTACGTTCGTCGCGCTGCTCGCCTTGACCGTGATGGTCAGCGTCTGCACCTCAATGGTAGCCGACTCGGTGTAGAGGATCCCGAACACCGTGTCGCGGTAGCCGAACTGGTAGCCCGCCTCAACGTTGTAGAGGCCCGCCATCTGTTGGTTGCCTGCGCTGCCGGGAACGAACCGCGCGGTCCACTTCGCCATCGTGGCCTGCCCTGCGCGGTACTTGGCGACCTTCTTCGACGTCAGGCGTGCGTAGCCCGTGGTGCTTGTGCCGCTCGCCACGATGGCTTCACCGTCGGTCGAGGTCACGGAGGCGCCCGTACCAAACGTTTCCGTCGTCGTGAGCAGCGGGTTCAACCCGTTGACGAACGCGACCTGGCTCGTCGGAGTCGGCGACACCGTCTCCAGCTCACCGAACCCCGAGAGCGGGCCGGTGATGACCGCAGACAGAGTGCCCTGCTGGTTCGGGAAGACCTGAGACATGGGGCTCCTACTTCGGCGCGATGGCCTTCTTCAGTTTCTCGTCGATCTTCTTGAGTAGGCGCTTCTCGAACTCGGCCTCGTCGAAGTCGCTCGATACGAACGAACGGACCTGCTTCTCCATCTTGCCGACCTTCGTCTCAAGGGAGGCGATCTCCTTCTTCAGCTCAGCCGTCACGGTCTGACACGGAGGCGGCTGCGCGCCGGCGAGGCCCGCCTGCTGTGCTTCGATCTCCAGCATCTTCATCTTCTGCTCGTGCTTCTGCTCCGAGAACTTATTCCAGAACTTCCAGCCAGCCGTGCCGCCTCCTACTACCACCAAGGCGAGGACGACCATCAGCACCGGGTTGTCCCCGGCCAGCCCTTCGAGCTGCGACAGGTCCGCAGGGGCCTCTGTCAGCGCCTCTGTCGGGACCGCCTGCGCGTGCGCGGGTTCGGCCACCACCGGGGGCACAGTCGCCTCCACAGGCGCCACAGGTGCCGCAGAAGCATCGCCAGCAGGAGTCGTGACGGACTGGTTGGGCGACGCAACGGACGTCTCGGATTCGGGCATGACGACCTCGTCGTAGGGGAGAGAGAAGATGACGCCGGCAGGGATGCGGCAGTCGCGGAGCCAGTCTGCGGTCCCTACCGTTAGCCAGATGCGCTGCCCAGGCTGAACGTCGCAGTCATCCTGTCCGCTGTCCACCTTAGTCGAGAACGTCGAGCGCGACCTTGGCGGTCAGCGCCGTGAGACGACGGAGCAGCTCCTTGCCCTCGTCCTTGTCGATCTTGACCTTACCGGTGTCGTCCTTGCGGAGCGCCTTGTCGAGGAACGCGCCGAGCTCGGCGAGCTCAACAGACAGCGAGATGGCTTCATCGGAAGTGAACGGCATGATGTCTCCTACGCGAAGAACTGACAGACGAGCGTACCGGCCGCGTCGTAGCCGATGCAGAGGAAGGGGGCCGCATCGGAAGGCATCTGCTCCACGGTCACGCGACCGGGGATGGACTGCTCTCCGGCGGGCACCGGGCCGGTGATGACCTCGTAGATCGAGGGGCCGCTCTGAAGAGGCACCGCGTCAACGGCAAGGCGCTCCACCGTCGGGTACGCATCGAGAACCGAGTTGATGTAGTTGTACCGCATGTAGACCTCAGTACGTCATTACGACGGCATCGGATGCGCTCGTCAGCGTGGGCGACCAAACATAGCCAAGGACGGTCGCGCCGTTCTGCCACGCCAGACGACTCTGCGCGTCCTTGACGTGGTAGATCTGCCGGCTTTGGCCGAAGAAGTTTCCACTGACGCCCCCCACGGCGATCATGGGCACGCGCGCGATGTCGCCGTTGGTGGAGGTGAACGCCGTCCCCGGCTGCAAGTTCAGGAAGCGTCCCGTCTGGGCACCCGCACCGCCGAGCATGACCGTCGATCCCGGCGCGAACGTGCCGCAGTGCGATGTGCCGATGCCGCCGCCGCTCTGAAGCCACGCGCACCCGTCGCCGGTGTTGTTGGCCCACGTCCCGGAAGTCTGCGACTGCGAGCCGCTGCCCCACATGCTGTAGAGCCGCCCGTCCGTCTCGCAGTTGCCCGTGGACGACGACAGCGGATCGAAGAGCGCGCCGAAGCCGATGCTCGACGTGAGGCCGGTGGACGACTGCCCAAACTGAAGGACGCAGCCCTCCTGACTCTCCCACATTGCAACCGAGTCATAGGCCACCGTGGCAAACGCCCGCGTGCCACGCCAGTAGCCGGAGAACCCAGCGTTCGTGAACGGCGTTGCCGAGGTCCACGTCGTGTAGGCTCCGCTGCTGCGGTTCATGCCGTACACGATGCAGTTTGCGAGCGTGGCGTTGTCGGGGGCGAGGAAGGTGTACGCCGAAGCGCCGGACGTTCCGCCGATGATGTACCGCATGCCGAGCGCGTTCGTCGGGGGGTTGCCGTAGACGGCGACGGGGACTCCACTGACCTCCCGGTTCCACGTCCATGCACTCCCTGTCCCCGGCGTCCGGGTGCTGCCATCCGCGTAGACAGTGCTGATGCCCAGAGAATGGACCGCATCCAGCGCGACGTTGATGCCAGAGACAAAAGAGATGCTTCCGACGTAGCGCCAGTTGAGTGGGCTGAGTGCCATTAGAGGAAACTCCCCGGTCCCGTGCCTGCGTCGTCAGGAACCGCGATGAGGGTCACGTTGTACTCAACCTCAAGGCTACGCGCCGAGTTGTTGATGACGCCAGCGGTCGCTGCCATGACCGCGAAGGTGAGGACGCCTCCGACAAGCGTGAGAACGCTGCCTTCCTGCGTCGCCTGAACCGTCTGCGCGACCCCCGCAGCATCGAACGTGGCGACGGAGGTCGTGGCGCCGGTGTGGCCGCTTGTGGACCAATCGAGCGTCGTGAGGTCGGGATGCGCGCTGACGCCACCTCCGCCTCCGCTGCCCGTCGACGGGGTCGGGAATACCTGCGTGCTCATTCAGCCCTCCAGGGAGCGTGCGGACCGGCCACAAGGAACGCGCCGAATGGCGGCCACTCGGTCTGCGGTACGCCCCAGCAGACAGGCACCCGCGCGCCGTTGTCCATGTAGACACCGAGCGTCGAGTCCCAGCCGTTCAACACCCAAACCTGCCCCGCGCACGCCGGAGGCGGGTTCTGCGGATCGGGCGTCGGGGCAGCGGTGCCGTAGAGCATCCAGAAGTCCATGTCAGTACCCCGCAGCGGTGAGAGCCGAGGCCCAGGTCGCAGCGATCACGCCGTAGCCGTAGTCGTTCGGGTGGGTGTCATCGAACATCCACTCCGTCGTCCAGTTCACGTTGGCCTTGATCGCCGCGTAGACATCGACGATTGTGATGAGAGAAGCGTCACTTCTCCCCGCAATCTGCGTGACAAACGCGCTGTTCTGTGCTACAATCAAGGCATCGACGGCTGCGTTCCTGCTAGGGCAAATCTGGGCGAAGAACACTCGACCGGAAGGGTTCGCCGCGCGCAGGCTGTCCAACATGATGGTCAGGTTGGCCTGGCTCGTGGCGAGCGTCGGCGTTCCACCGCTGTTGCGCTGCGTGGCATCGTTCGTGCCAACGTGCAGAAGTGCGACGTCCCATGACCATTGGACCGCGTCACGCGCGACTTCCGGGTTGATCTGGTCGATGCGGAAGCCGGCGGCTCCGACCCACTTGTTCTCGCCGCCGAACAAGCTGAGCGTGTTGGTGCCGCGCGTCTCCATCTGCGTGTTGTATGGCAGCTTGGTGGAGAGCAACTGGCCGCGGTAGCCGCCGTAGTTGGTCGCGCTCCCGGTGGTCCCGCCGGTGATGCTGTCGCCGACGAACATGACCTTGAGACGGTTCACTGCGCCACCCCCGCCACGAAGATGTCGATGGTGCCTGCCGTGCCGGGGAGGCCCGTCAGGCCACCGCCCGCACCCGCGCCGCCGAGGCCGCCCGACACGCGCATCGTGCCCTGCGTGACGAGCTCCTCATCAACGATGATGTGGATCACGCCGCCAGGGCCGCCGCCTCCACCGCCCGCCTTGCCGACGGCGGTGCCCGTGATCGTGCCGGCCGCGCCGTTCGACCCGATGGCCTCAATGGTTCCTTGATTGTCGAGGGTGCCGCAGCGGAAAGCGAGGACGCCGCCTCCTGCTCCACCGCCGCCACCCGTGATCGTTCCGGTGCCGGAGGTGAACTCGACGCCGCCTCCTCCACCACCGCCTCCGCACGAGGCGAGCGCGAACGAGGAGCCGGAGCCCGTCGGCGGAACCTTCCAGCCGGTCGAGCCCATGAAGATGGTGCGCCACAACTTGAACTGCGTGGCCGCGAGCATGGCCGAAGCGTTCCCCGCACCACCGGCGCCCGCTCCGCCCGCACCACCTGAGCCGCCCACGCCACCGACGTTGTTGCCGCCGGAGCCACCGCCAGCTGAACCTGCGGTGCTTCCCACCGAGGTGGTCCGCGAGGCGCCGTTGCCGCCGGCTCCGATGGAGAAGCCGAGGTAGCCACGCGTGGTGACGATGGCACCGCCTGTCCCGCCCGACGGCGCGTTGCCGTTCATGGAGATGGTGCCGTAGTTGTTCACGCGCTTGGCGTAGATGATGTAGCCATCCATGATGAGGCGCACGCCCGCGCGCACCGTGACCGTGTCGGCCACGATGTTCTGGTTGAGCGTGTAGACGTTCGCCACAGGGATGATCCCCAACACGGTCGCCGTACCGTTGAAGTCGGGCGAGCCGTCAGACAGGTCCGACCCATACTGCGCGAACGCCGCCGTAGCAGAGGACGATGGCAGCGTAGGGTAGACCTGCGTGCTCACCCCACCACCTCGTACACCACGTCGTACGCGAAGGCGTTGTTGGCGCCCGCGTTCGGTCCGGGTTCAAGGTAGAACTGGCCCGAGGTGTCCGTCTGGAACACCACACCAGAGCACGCCACATCGAACAGGTTCGCGACGAGCGTGCTGCTCCCCTCGAACTCCATGTCGATGGACCCAGCCACGCCAGCCACCGCGCTGTACAGGCGCGGCACGAAGCTGGCTGCGGTTCCCGCCGTCCAGTCAATCTTGACCCGCAGCACGTTCACGGTGGCGATACCGCCGCCGACATCGATGGGGAGACGTGTCGAGGCCCCGTAGTTCGTCAGCGTTCCCGCCGCGATCTTCACGTTGCCGATGGAGGCGCAGCTCGTCGAGCCGCCAGAACCAGAAGCACAGGACATGGGCTACCTCGAACCATTGATGAGGATGTTCTCGATGCGCGCGAGCCTGGCGTCCATCTGCGTCATCTGCGCCTTCAGGGCCGCGACGTCTTCCTTGACGCTGTCCAGCTCGTTGCAGTTGGCCGCGGCGGCGGCTGTCTCAGCACCCTGCGCCTGCTGCCACGTCAACCAGCCACCGCCGCCAGCGAGGCTAAGCGCCAAGACCCACGCCGGGATCTGAATGGGCTTGCTGATGTTGATCGTGCCTTCGCCGGACGCAGCAGACATCAGGACTCCTTCATCACCGGGCCGCCGGTGATCCATGCGTCACAGGTGCGCTTCGCCGCACAGGCGAAGTCGAACGCCGCGCAGAACCCGATCTGCCCGGCGATCATCACTTCCTCCGCGTCCGCGCGGATCCCGCTCTCGATGCACTTGAGCATCTTCGGCGTGATGATGAACTTGGCGCAGTTGCCGCACAGCATCTTCTTGATGCCCGCCTCTTCGGCGTTCATGCGCTCGGCCTTCTGCATCCAGTAGTCGCCCGGCTCCTGCGGATTGGCAGGGCCGTAGTTGGCGCTGTCGATGGCCTTCTGCCGGTTGGCGAGGTTCATCTGCACGCTCTGCGTGGCCGCAGGACACGCCTCGCCCTCTTCCTCAACGGCTCCGGCCTTCATGGCGCGCATGGCGCTGTAGTAATCCTGCTCGGCCATTAGTTCGCTCGGCCGGCGTCGATCTCCACGATCAACTCGGCACCGGAAGTAGCCGCGTCGGTCTGAAGCAGCACGGAGAGCGTGTTGCCCGCCGCCGGCGTCGTCACCTCGAACTCGAACACGATGACGATGCTCTCGCCGGGGACGAACGTCTGATTGGGGACGCTCACCGTGATGTTGTTCTCGGTGTAGGTCGCGCCGCCGCCGACATCGAGCGCGCGAGGGATACCGGATCCCTTCACCAGGCCCGCGATGCTCGACACGTTGCCGCTAGTGTCCTTGCGGCGCACGTCCATGTTCATCCGGCCCCGCGCGCCGGCGGGGGCCGCAGCGACCTGCTGCCATCGGACACGCGCGCGGATCTGACCGGCGAACGACACGTTGTAGGCGCAGCGGAGGCTGTAGAAGTAGGAGAACTTGATGCCCGTCGCCGTGGTGTCCACCGTGGCGATGGTCGTCGAGGTCAGCGTCGGCACCTTGTTGAGCGCCGCGCCGGGGATCAGCACGCCGTCTGTGTAGGCCGTGGCCGCGACCGCCGTAGACGACGGAGCCGCGTACCAACCACCGCTGAACATGTTCGCTACGTCAGCCATGCAGACCTCTCTCGCGCCTACGCTATCACAACGCGAGAGAGGACGCTATCAGCGAGCAGAAACTATGCGCGCCAGTGCAGACGAAGGTTGCCGTTGGCCGTGCCCGCGTTAAGCTTGATCACGACGTAGACAGTCCCACGCACCTCGGCGGCAAGCGCCTGGTAGTGGTAGTCGAGGTCGATGCACGAGATCGTTGCGCCATCGCTGGCAGTCGTGAAGCCGAACTGCACGGACGAAGTCTGCTCTGCGGTCAGAGGGATGTCGCCCTGGACGTCGCGCGCGAGGAAGAACGTCACGCTAGACGCACCGCCGGCGATGGTGTCCATCTCGACGGCGAGGTGCTGGAAGTGCGCGAAGTCGGGCACCGACGCCGTGCGGGGCGCGTTGGTGGTGTCGGCGGTGAGCGTGAACACCTGGTAACTAGTCGTCAGCGCCGCCTGATGCTTGTAGCTGATGCCTGCGTGATTGAAGCCGCCGTAGCGTGCGATGGACATGATGCCTCCCTTAGAAAGTTTGAGTGCCTGCGGTCGTGGTCTTCTTCTTCGGTTCCTCGCGCTTCACCGCCTGCGACGGTGCCGTGAGAGTAACGTCAACACCGGCGTACTTGCGCGCCCAGATCAGGATCTCGCCCTGAATGGACTGCCGGCCTTGGCTTTCCAGCGGCTCGTCCTCCAGGCGGATCAGGAGGCTGTTCAGCTCACCGAGCGGGCTGTTCTCAAACGCCGTCGCCCACACGCCGCCAGGAATGTAGTACCGCTGCTTCTTCAGCACGCCGATGTCGGGGTACTGCTCCTGAAGTCGCCGGATCTCTGCGGTCTGCTCCGGCGTCAGCGTCGGCAGGGTGCCGTCCTCGTTCACGACGAACGGGTCGACCACCGCGGGAAGTCGCAAGAAGGTCGTTCCGTAGAGGTCGTCCATCATCTTGCCGAGCATCGGATGAACCTGCTTCACACCTTCAGGCGTAGCCACCTCGGCGATACGCTTCGGCGCCGGCTTGGTGAACTCACCGGCGAGGAACGGACCGAGAATCGGCGACCGCTCTGCGTCCACGATGGGCTTGACGACGCTCAACCAGCCGACCTCGTCAATGCCACCGTCCTCAAGGTCCGTGAAGCCCGTGCTGGACGCGCCCTTCGCCGCGAGCAGGAACATGGTGGCCGCGACCTGCGTGTGCCACTTCATGCCCGCCTCGATGGTGGAGTCCGGCCAGTACAGCTCCATGTACGAGTGGTTGTCGCCGAGGAGCGCGTTGTAGGCGCGGACGCCCTCGGTGCGAGGAAAGGGGGCCGCGAACCCGGTACGGTCGCGCATGTACGACGAGCGGGCCGCCTTGCTGGGAGCCGCGATGGTGTAAGGGGCGAACTTGGCAAGGTCAGCGAACGAACCCACCATGCGGAGGCGCTGGATCTCGGCAGACGCCTCCTGATAGACGCCACCCTCCACGTCGACGGCGCGACCAGAGAGGAGCATCCGCATGGCGCGCTTGTGGTCTTCCGGCGGCCCGTCAGCGCCGTAGGCTTCCTCAAACGCCTTGATGATGGAGTAGTACGAGTCCTGCAACTCCGGCGACATGCTCTCCACGTCCACGCCGTAGTCATCCACCATCGTGTTGTAGAGGACGTGGGTCAGGAGGTCGGACGAGCGCTCACGCGCCCGCTTGACGGTCATCATGCGGTAGGCGGCCCACGGGCTGAACAGCGTGTTGAACACTTGGCGGTTGGCGTTCTTCTGGAAGGCCCAGAACGGGAGCAGCATGCCCACCAGCCAATGGCGGTCGAGCTTCGTCATCGACTGGCTGTAGTCGAAGAGCGCCTTGATCGTGATCTGCGCCGCGGTGCGCGGATCGTACCCGGCCTCCATGAGCGTGACCATCGCGCCCAGACGCTCGCGCTCGCTCCACGCCTCGGCGATGTCCGCGACGCTAGCCTCCAAGGAGGCGAACCCGTTCTTGATCATGGCTCCCGTCGAGGCAGACGCGACGGTCGCCTTCTTGGCAGCATCGCCGGCAAGCACCAACTGACCCTCGCGCAGGATGGCGCGCTGGAGCTCGCGCGTGTCGAAGGACGAGAACACGCCCTCCTCGACCGCGATGTCGCGGATGTCACGGTAGCGGTAGACCTTGCCGCCGACCGTGAAGCCGCCCTCGACACCCTCAAGGATCGGATTGACCTCGATGCGGTACTTGCCGACCGACATCATCGTGCCGATGCGCGCGGCTCCGCGGTCACCCAACTTCTGAAGGTTGGCGCGCAACTTCTCCGTGGCCGTGGGCGAGAGGATGCCGGTCGCCTTGCCGACCTCAAGGATTTCACGCACGCCGGGGATGATCACGAGATCCTGCGCGATGACACGCGCGGTCGAGGCCGCGGCGACGCCGAAGCCCTCCGTGTACGCCATCGCGTTGAAGTGGTCGACCGTGTTCATCATGAAGTACCGCTGCTTGATGAAGAAGTTGCCGCGGGTCATGCGGGTCTTCATGTAGCGGTACGAGGTGGCGAGCGCATCAGCCGCGCCTACGGCCTCTCCCGTGCGGAACTGGGCGCGAGCGAGAACCTGCGCCATGCGGTCGCGGGCCGCGCGCGGGATGTAGAAGTCCACGTCGAGCGCCGCGTCGGGCACGAAGTCCACGCCGATGCCGAACTTCTTGATCATCTCGTCCACGCCGGCGATGTTCTTCGCGCCGACCGTCTCGCCGTTCAGCCAGTTGGAGAAGGCGAGCTGCGTGTCCTTGTCCACGCCCAGGTTCATGCGGACGAGGAACTGCTTCGCCTGGTCGGCTCCACCGAACGCCCCGATCTGCACGGCCACGCGGCGTGCGTACTCCTCGCCGCTCTTGCCGTAGATGTCGCGGATGTCACCGAGGAGGGTACGGACCATGTCCTTGGAGTCGCCCTTGAACAACTCGCCGTCACGGGCGGTCACGCCGCCGATGTACGACAGCGTCTCGACAAGCCGGAACTCGTGGCTCGGACGAGCCTTCTCCGGCGCGTTGACCGCATCCCGGATCGCCGCCGCGAGCGCGGTGCCGATGTCCTTGTCCTGCTTCTCCGGGTAGAGCAACTTCCCGATGGCGCTGTAGAGCGCATCGCTGGTGGCCTTGCGGGTCTTGTCGGCCTCCGTGAACTTCTCGCCTTCGCCCATGACGAAGCCGAGCGCAACAAGCCGCTGTCCGCGCGCCGCCGGATCCTTGATGTTGACCGTGTCCGCCATGAGGGTCAGCGCGTCCTTCTCCTCCGGCGTGAACGCGGCAATGGCCCGCTGAACCATGCGGTTGACCGCGCCCATCTTGTCGTGGCCCGACGAGAGGATCGGCCGGCCGGACACCTTCGCCACGTCGAAGTCGCCCGTCAGGTAGCGGAGGAGCTGCGCGTCGTCCTTCGTTTCGACCGCGTCATTGACGAGAGCCACGGTATCCGCAAGCGACTGCTCGACGATGCGTGCCGAGGTGTCCATCGCGCGCCGGAACGCCGGAGGCTGGTTTGCGAGGGTCGTCTCTCCGATCTTCTCGTCGAGGACGTTGCCGCCAAAGAACATTGCGGTGACGCCACGCAGCGCCTTCTTGGCCTGCTTGGTCATCGGAGCGTCCGTCTCCTTGTCGGAGATCGCGGTCCACAGCGCGTCGACAGCGTTGTCCTCCTTGTACACCGCAGCCTTGCCCCGGCCCTTGCCGGTGAGGTCGCGGAGGAGCGCCATGCGCGTCTCGGCCTGCGGGAACAGTCGCTTCTCACGAACCGCCTGCGCCGCCGCCAGGTCATCGAGCGTCCACTTGTCCTTGCCGAGCACCTTGGTGTCGAACTTCAGCACGACGTCCGTGCCCTTCGGATCACGACCGAGGATCTGCTTGATGTTCGCCTTGGCCTCGTTGACGCGGGTCGCCAACGTGTCCACGTCGAGCGCACCGAGTCCCTTCCGCTTTGCCTCGCGGGAGAGGACCGTGAGGATGTCCACCTCGGCCTCCGGGCCGCCGAGGATGCCGCGACGGACCGCTTCCTTCAGCGACTGGTCGGCCTGCGTCGGCTCGGTGGCGAAGAGGCCATCGAACACCCGGCGCACTTCAGGCTGCAACTCGACCCCGATGACCGGATCCTTCACCGCCTTGTAGACGTTGGCGACCGCGTCCTTGAGCTGAGCGAACGCGCCTTCGAGGCCCGCAGGAGCCTTGCCTTCGGCGACGTACTGCTCGAACGCCTTGGCGAAGAACTCCTCGGCCTTCTCGATGTCCGCCGCGTCGCCGGTGAACTCACCGTACTGGTGACCGACGTTCACGCCCATGCCTTGGACCCACGAGGCGATGAAGCCCATGTCCTCGTTGGACAGGATGTTGCGACGAACGACGTGCGCCACCTCGTGCAGCACCGTCGAGGCGTCCGCGCCCTCGAACAGGTAGATGACGCTGGAGCCATCCTCCAACCACTCGACGGCCCCCTTCACCTCACCGGACGGGCTGACCTGCTTGAGGATGCTGGGGTCGGTCGGCGAGAACGTGCCGACGTTGCCGGTGGCCGACTTGATCTGCGTCGGCTCAAAGACGACGTAGACGGGGTGCTTGATCGCACCTTTGGTTGTTGGCGCGACCACGCTGTAGCTACCATCGCGCTGACGCTTGACGTACTCGTTGGCGATGACTCCGTCGTATCCGTCGCGCTGAATAGCAGTGAGCGCGTCGGCGCGCATACCGCCGAACTGACGATCTTGGCCAAAGGCGCCCGGATCTCGCGTTCCGTATCGAGCCCGCACATCAGCGATGTCGTCCACCATGAGCGGGTTGCTCATGCTTAGGTAGACGGGCATCACATTGACCCGCTTCTCTTCCCCCCGCCAACTGCGCGGCGCTTGGAAGTTCATGCCGTAGTCGGCATAAATATTGGAGCCTTGCGGATCCGTGAAATAGAAGCCGTAGCCAGCCATGCCCTTGCGCTGCGCGGCCTTGTCGAAGGTGCTGAAGTCGCCGTAGGTCGACGCATGGTACACGACTAGCGGCTTGCCCTCGGCGTCGACCACCTTGGAGTCGCCGAACCATCGCTTGAACTCCGGCGTTTCCGTTTGCGCAGCACGGGTAGCCGAGATACCGGAGGGCATCGGGGCTTCCGCTGCAACAGACACAGGAGCGCGACCGGGTTGCGCGTAGCGGCTCTCGATGAGCGGCGCGAACACGCTGTCCGTCAGCTCAAGCGGCACGCCGTTGCCGATGATGGTAACCGCGGCGTCCTTCGTCTTCGGCAACGGGTAGTCGTCCGACAGACCCGTGATGCGGGCCAGCACGCGCGGCGTGACCTCACGAACGTCTCCGCCGGGCAGGATGACACGGTGCAGTTCGCCGGGCGTCGCCTTGATGGTGAACGTCGGGCCACCGGCGAACGCATACGGCAGCTCGTCCTTCCATGCCGAGCCGCCGGCCACCATGATCGGGCGGTCGAGGTTGCGCCAGTCGATGCCTTCCTTGTCGAGCAGACGCTGCATGAACGGCGGCACGTCCGACTTCGGAAGGCCGTCGACCAGGTCTTCGATGCGCGCGTACCAGTCGGCCGGCCCGGTCTTCCCCGGCAGCGGCGGGAGGTCGCCCTCGCGCACAGCGCGAAGGAGCAGGCGCTTGCGAGTCGTGGCCGCGCCGTAGTCGGCGGCGTTGAACACGTTCTTGTCGAACGTGTAGCCGTTGCGTCGCAGCGCGTCCTCGATCAGTCGAAGAGCGGTGGAGCCCTCGTAGCCAGCGACGTTCTCCAACGTGAACACCGGCGGCTTGACCTCGTCGATGGCGCGAGCCGTCGCCGTCGCCGTCTCGATGTCGAACGCCTGTTCGCCGGCAGCGTTGGCCGCCTTGGCCGCGCTGAAGTTCTTGCAGACCGGGGAGGCGTGCAGGTAGCCGATGTTCTTGTCCGCGAGCCGCTTGAAGTCCACAGACTGGACGTTCACGTTCTCGACGTGCTCGCCAAACACCTTGCCGTAGTGCGCGGCGATGTCGCCCCGCGCCTCGACGGCGTAGCCTGGCCGCACGACGTTCTGGAGGCCCGCCTCGACGAGGCCGCCGCCGGAGAACAACGTCGCCGCAACGGGGCGCTGCTCCGGTTCAATGAACCCGCGCAGGTACTCGGCGCGCGTCTCAATCGCCGGAAACGCCGATGGCGGGACGCTAACCGAAGGCGGCGGCAGTTCGCCTCGAATCTTGGCCCTTGCCGCGGCTAGCGCCTCTGGCGTCACAGTATCGGGCAACCGGCCTGCCTTCTTCGCTTGCTCATACGCAGTCTTAGACGCTTCTATCGCACGGTCATACGCGCGTCCGCGCCCCGCACCTGCCGCCGTTTCCGCGCCACGCACTTCCTCAAACACGATCTGGCGGTACGCGTTCAGCGTACTGTCCCACTCACGAGAAGCCGCTGACAGTTCCTTCTGCGGCACGCGCATCAGCTCATCGGTGCGGTCGATGACTTGCGCCAGCATGTTGTTGTCTTCGCGGCGCAAGCCGAGCAGCCCCGCCACCGAGGCCACAAACTTGTCCCAAAGAGTCTCCTTCGCCTTGGGACCGACAGGGATCGTCTTCAGCCACGCCTGAAAGTTTGGCTCCGTCATCGCAAAAGCCACAAACTCGCGCGGGTTCGACAGGATGTAGTCAAGCCGCTGCGCCTTCTCAAACTCCGTAGCCGCGCCGGCTTTCACTCGTTGCGCCCGCAGTGCGACAGCCCGGCGATACGCTCCCTCTAGTTCGGAGTACGCTGCCCGCAACGGATTACTCGCGGGCAGCGTCTTCGCGGCGTTCATCCGTTCAACCGTTACGGCGTGTACGGCTTCATGAAGAATCACTTCTTCAATCGGCACAACCTTCTGCGCCGGCCCGCGCGAAAGCGCACGAATGGAAATGGCGCGCGCGGTAGTGTCAGCCTGGCCGCCTGCCCAGCCGGGCATGCCCGCGAACGCCGCCGCGCTTTCGTCTACGAAACTAAACTTGAACTTGAGCAAGTCTTTAGTTTCAAGCAGACGTTCTGCCAATCGCTTGTAGTATGGGTTCTGCGTCTGCTCCATGACGTAGGCCACCGCCTTATCGGCGGTCTTCGCGTCCTTGAGAGCGGCTTCAGCGCGGCGCCGCGCGTCGAGCGACTCACGCGCCATCTCCGATGTCATCTCAACGGGGCGGGCTTCAGCGGGCAGCACAGATACCGGAGTAGCGGGAGCGGCCTCGACAATCTTTGCGGCCTCGGCTTGCGCCTTTGCGGCAGCCGGGATAACCGTAGGGGTAGCGGGGGCTGCGACAGTAGGCGTCGGGGCTTCGACGGCCGGAGCAGCGCGGCGCGTCTTCTCCGCACGCAACTCGTCGAGCATCGGTCCTGGCGGCCCCTCTTCCAGGGCGAGGATGGCGTTGTCGAGTTCCTCGTCTGCGAGATCCGCGAGGGTCGCCGGGGGAGCCTCGACCTTCGGTGCTTCAACCGGAGGTGCCTCGGCCTTCGGCGGGCGGGCCGCACGCTTGCGCTTTGCGGGAGCCGCGGCGGGTGCCGCCTCCACGACAGTCGGAGCGGCCGGAGCGGCGGGCGCGGGTGGCGCGGTCACTCGACGGAGGTTCTCGATCTCCATCTCCAACTCGCCTTGGCGGAACGCATCGTCGCTCTGGACGGCTTCCTCTAGTTCGGCTTCGAGTTGCGTGATGCGCTCCGCGTCGGTCGTTGCCACCTTCTTGGCCTCGCGCGCACGGCGCGCCTTCTCTCGCTTGATGGCGTCGAGGGCGTAGGCTTCGCCCTCCTTCACGCCGTCGGCCCGTAGCAGCGCCTCGATCTCGTCGAGCTCCTCGTCGCCCAGGCGAAGCACCGTCTCGCGCAACTTCAACTTGGCACGAGCGATAGCCGCCTTCGTCGGCGCGGCGGGGGTCGCTGCCGCAGGCGCGCCTCCGGTCGGCACCTTGCCTGCCTTCAACTCTCCGGCGAGACGCTTGAGGTCTTCCGGCGTGCCGCGACGGATGGCGGGGAAGATCTCCTGGTACAGCGCGAACGGGCTGACCTCGCGGGACTTCGCCGCGCCCTCGATCATCTTGTCGATGATCGTGATGGTGGCGTAGGCTTCCTTGAAGTCCTGCTCCGGGAACGCCTTGCGGAGATGGTGCAGGAGCAGGAGGCCGCCCGACGTGAGCCGGATCGGCTCGCCGCTCTGCAACTTGGGAGCCACCTCGTCGAAGAGTTCCAACGGTTCGACGCGCAGGCGAGCCGTGCTGGCGATCTCGTCGCGCAGCAACTGGGCCGCGACGCCGCGCGCGGTGTTGTTCTGCTCGATGGCCTTGAGGGCGCGGTCGAAGAGGCCGATGTCGGCCGCCTCGATCTCCTCGATGGTCTTGCCGCGCATCTCCGCGATCTTCGTCTCGGTGCGCCCGCCGATGGCCTTGTAGGCGTCCTGCCGTGCCATCTTGTAGGCGTCGGTCCCGAACTCCTTGTCGGCCTTCAGCGCGCCCTCGACGGCAGCCTTGAACTGCTTCTGGTCGAGCAGGGCCGCCGGTGCCTGAGCGGAGATGAGGTCCGCCATGCGCGTGACCTGCGCCGCGCTGAGCTGACGCTCTGCCGGAAGGTTCTCGAACACGTCGAGGACGCGCCCGCGCACGTACTCCTTCGCGTACTGGGAAAGAGAACGACCCGACTTCCTCGCGTTGACGTACTCGGTCTTCGCCTTCTGCACGCGGTCGAGGAGCCGCCGGGTGTCGTACAACTCGGCGTAGTCTGCCTGCTCGATGCTAGCCGGACCCGTGACGGCCTTGCGGTCGGACGGATGCAGGAACGGACGACCGGCGAAGACCTTGGCCTGCTCCGGCGCGGCGTTGGCGATCAGCGCCGCCAGGTCCGTCTCAAGGATGTCGGACTGCGGCTCGGCCAACTTCTGGAACCGGGCGACGGCGGCGTCGGAAGAGTCGAGGTTCGACGCCACGTCGGGCAGGGCGCTGCGGAGTTCCTTCTCTGCTGCGGCGGCCGTCTCGTAGTCTCCGGCCTTGCGTGCCCGCGCGATGGTTTCAAGAAGCGCCGTTGCTTCGGGCGCGATCTTGCGAACCTTGATCGCGCGGCTGGCAGCCTTCACGGCTTTGGCGGCCTCTCCGGCCCCTGCAAGTGCGTCGGGGAAGAGGATGGAGGCGGCGAAGCCCGCGGCCACGACCGGAGCCTTGACGTAGGCCGCCGAGTCCTTGGTGGCGTCGAGGCTGTACTCCAACAGGTTGGCACCGGACTGGATGCCCTCTCCGACCGTCTGCCCCGACAACCCGGCCGTCACGGCGGACTGCGGGATGTCGATGACGCGGAACAGGACGCCCATCGGCGACTCTTGACGGAACACCGCTTGCCGCTTGTTGTTGAAGCCGATGATCTCGACGTTCGGCTTCAGAGCGTCCAACACGCCAGGCGAGGCGCGGCCCTCGCGGACCTCGACGTCACCCAGCGTGACGACCGGCGTCCACTGCCCGACCGTCTTGTAGGCGATGACCTCGTTGATGGCGCGCTTGCGGAGCGCGGCCATCTTCTCCATCACGCCGACGTCGTTCACCTTGATGTTCGCGCGCTTGCGAAGATCCTCGACGCGCTGGTCGATGTACTTCTGCGTGTTGCCCGTGGCGATGGCCCGACCGTAGAGGTCGTAGGCGGTCACGGCACTCGGATCCTTCTGGAGCGCATCGACGAGGAGCTGGGCGACGGCGTAGCCATGCTCGCCGGGCTTCGTGACCTCCGGCAACTCGGCCTGCGTGCCGGCCATCGTGTAGCCGCCGAGCGCGCCCGCGGGACCGAAGCCCCTGTCCGCGCCAGAGCGCACGAGCTCGATGGTGTCCCCGGCGTCTCCCTTCTGCGCCTTCTCGACATCCTGGGCGAGCTTGTTGAACGCCTGGTCGCGCTCCTCCACCGACATGAAGCCAATGACGCCGCGCTCCTTGCCGGCCTTGGCGATCTCGTCGTAGGTGCGGCCCTTTCGACCGGCGTCATAGATGGCCTGAAGATCGACGCCCTGTGCCTGCGCGATGCGCTTCAGTTCTTGCTGAGAGATCCCCAAGTCCTCTGCGGCAGGCGCGACTGCCCCGTCCACACTGAGCGCACCAGAGTAGTCGTACACCTTCTTGTAGTCGATGGGCCGCGCCACATCAGGAGGAAGTACCAACTTCGGAGGCGCGGGCGCGGAGACTTCGGGAGCCTTCGGTGCCTTGATTTCTTCAACTTTCTTCGGGACACCAGCAGCGCGACGAGTTACCGAAGGGGCAGGCAGGGCTGCGCTTGGCTTTGGGAGAGCCTCCATGCCGGTCGGAGCGGCGGGAACGCGGGCCGTCGTAGGCGCAGGTACGGCAACGGGGGCCGGTGCGGGAGCGGACTGCGCCTTCTCCAGTTCTGCCATCCGAGCCATCGTCTCTTCGTAGGTGCGCGCCATCTACGTCACTCCGATGGCGCATCCTATCACGGAAGACACACACGCGCCCGTCCGCATCGTAGAGTACTCCACGGCGACCGGGCGTCAGCGTTGGTGGTGTCTTCAGTCGATCAGGCCGTACTCCCGACGAGCCGCGGCCAACTCAGCGACCCGCTGAAGCCGCGCCCGCTGCTGCTTTGCTAGCTCAGGAAACTGGCTCCGCGGAAACTCTGGATCATCCTGCTTTCGTCGAATGTCTGCTTGGGCCGCGTCATACGCACTCTTCGCCGCCTTGTACTCTGCGTCGATCGCGGCGGCGCGTTCTGCGGCCGTTTGTGGAACGTCGAGTTCTTGGGTGGTAGGGCGCTGCGATGTCGTGCTGGATAGCACGGTTGTCAGCGGTGTTCCGCGCATCCTGGGGTCGGCCGCGAGCAGCGCGCTAGACGGAGACACGACTGCCGACCCAGTAATGGCACCGGGGTACGGACTACGCGCCATAGTGGTCGGTGTGGTGTAGGAGGCGCCGATCTGTCCAGAACGGCGGAGTTCCGCGATGCGACCTACCGCCTCAAGATACGGGACCAAGTCTGCGCGTGACTCCTGCGGAAGGTACATCTCCATCGCGTCCGACTGCCCAAGATCTTCGTAGGAGAAGTCTGCCGCCGACGTGCCTTCGGGGTATGACTGCCCATATGTCGAAGTCAGCGGCATGCCCGGCGACTGAGAAGCCGGCCTGTAGGGCACCGGCGCGCTCGTCTTTGGCGCAGCGGGTGCCTTGGGAGCCGCTGTGCGAGGGGCCGTGGACGCCGCCGACCTTGCTCCCGTTGAGGCTGCGGGCAGCGTAGCCGTCGCGGGCTTCGGCGCCGGCGCAGGAGCAACAGCCGTCTGCGCGGTGGCGGGTAGCGTCGTGGATGTTGCGGCGGCGGATGCGCCCTTTCCAACTACTGATGGCATGGCTACCTCGTGATGGCTTGCTTCTGGAAGCGGCGGAAGGTGTCGAGGCCACGGGGTGCGGGCGGTACGACCGGCGCACCTTCTGCCTCGGCTGCGGCCTTCTCTTCCTCGAAGGCACGACGCTTCTTCTCTTCATCGGCCTTCTTCTGCGCGGGCGTCATGCCGGCCTGTCGGGCCTCGACGTTGGAGAAGGCACGCTCCACGAACGGAAGCCGCGTTGCTGGTGCTGCCTGCTCGTACCCGGACGGAGGCCCGCTCGACGGCTGCTCGGCGGCCATCTCGGCCCGCTTGACCGACTGCCGGGACTCATAGCGCGCCGTGGGCGAACCAGTAGACACGCCAGAGAGCGACTGCCCCATCGGACGCTTCAGCCGCTCACGGAACTCGCGGCCGAGGGCGGCCACCTCTGCCAACGCAGATCCGGGCTTCTCGGCTTCCTTGGCCTTGATGGCGGCAGCCTTCTCGCGGAGGTCGGCGAAACGCTCGCTCGCCCCGCGCGATAGAAGGCCCATCGCTTGGCGGCCCTTGCCGATGTCGAGGGCCGACGCCACGCCGGTTCCGGGAGATGGCATCTCGCCCTGCGGCCCGACAGCACCCGTTGGCTTCGGCGCTTCCACGCCGGCGAACGGCGTGCGCGGCTCCTGCCCTCGCGTTGCTGCGGCGGGTCCGGGCAGACCCGTCGATTCCGGCAGCGTCTCGTCGGTCGCGGGCAGCGCAGCCATCGCAGCCTGCTGCTTCATCTGCTCGCGCCGCTTGAACTCCGGCAGTCGGATAGGCGGCAGTCCCTTCCGTTCGCGCTCGGCCTCTCCTGCGGTCGGTGCAGCCTCGACCTCCCCCGCCTCGCGCTTCTTGAACAGGCCGCCGACAGCCTGCCCGGCCTTGGTGAGCGCCTCGCGGATGTCTCCACCGACCGTGCGCCGCGCGCCGGTGTCGATGAAGGTGCTGCCACGACGCTCCGTGACCGAGGGCGTCGGCGCGGGCTCCCGCTTGCCGAGGCCCGCCATGCGCGTCTCGACGGCCTCCGCCTCGGACGGCGGCAGGACGCGAAGATCTTCGCGCTCCGTGATGGCGTCGGCCTCGTCCGATCCGAAGGGGATCGTCTTGGGCTGCGCCGGCATCACCTCGCCGCGAGGCGGGGCGACCATCGTCACACCGGCCTGGTCGATGCGGTACTGCGCTCCGTCCGACGTCTCCGCGTAGTAGCCTCGCGGAGCCGGCTTCGCGGCAGGAGCAGCGGCCGGAGCGGCGGCAGGGGCGGGAGCCGCTGCGGTCGGGGGCGCAGGAGCCGCAGGAGGCGCGGCGACCGGAGTGCCGGCCTCGCCCAACTTCGTCACGACCGTGTCGAACACACGCTCGCCGCGCTTGAACTCCGTCTTGCCCGGCATCGGCTTGCCTTCCGGTGCGCCGACCACGCGGACGGTGTCGTTGTCTACGACCTTGAACGTGTAGCCGGAGTCGTCCTTGAAGAAGCGCGTAGGCTCGGCGGCGGCCGGAGCCGCGGCTGCGGGTGCCTCGGCTGCCGTCATCAACTGCCGCACGGCACCGACCTCGGCGGACGACACCGCGCCGCCGGCGACAAGCGACTCAAGACGCGCCTGCGCGTTCGCGGGATCGGGATCGGAAGCGGCGTCGAGGGCGAGCGCCGACACCGGCGGCAGACCCGCTTCCGCGGCGGCCCGCTGCATCTGCTGCTCACGGATACGGGCCGTGCGGACCTGCTCCGGCGTGAGCGACGGCTGTACCACGCCAGCGGCGCGGCGCTGCGCCCGACGCTCTAGCGAGTTCGTCAGCGGCTCGCCGCGTCCGCGCGTCTCCAGCACCTCGATCTTCGCGCCAGGCGAGAAGACGTACTGGCCGTTGTTGACGCTGAACACCCCAGGTCCACGCTCCGCGATGTCACGCGCGTTGGCCTTGTCGAGGTAGCCGTCGAACGTCATCTCGCCGAGCGACGGCAGCTGGTCCGCCGAGACGAGCTTGATGGGCGAGGCTGCGTCGATGGCCTTCTTCTCGTTGTCGTCCGCGAATCCGACGCCGTTCTCCGCGAGGACGGCGGGCAGGTTCTGGAAGTCCGCATCGCCCATGTAGCGGAGCGGCTTTCCGTCCGCGCTGAACACGACGGCGGGCTGGAAGGACAGCCCTGCCGGCACAGCGCCCTCGACCGCGACGGTGCTGTTGTTGGTCGGGTCGTACTTGTAGACGACACCAGCGCTGCGGAAGTAGGTGGAGCCGTCGACGGCCTGTGCGTAGTCGATGCCCTGTGGGGCGTAGCCAGACTTTCGGAGCTCGGCGCGGTACGCCTCCGGGCTGAGAACCGTCCCATCGAGGACGGCGTACTGGCCGGTCCCCGTGATGTCGTTCTTCTCAAGGAGGCGAGCGCGCTCCTCCGGGTCCGTGACGGTCACGCGGACACGCTTGCCGGTGTTGGACGTGCCGAGGAACCCGACGGGCTTGCCCGTCCTGCGCTGCTGGTCGAACGCGAGGATGGCGCGCTCGTCGTGTCGACCCTGCGAGTAGATGACCTCGCCATTCTCGTCGATGCGGGACTGTCCGATGTCGAAGCCGTTGTCCTCGGCCCACGCCCGAAACTCAGGGTTGGCGAGGAGCCGCCCCATGCGGGTGCGAAGACCCTCCTTCCCCGGCTGGTAGGCGAGGTCGCGGAACAGCGCCTCCTTCTCCTGGAGTTCGCGGTAGCGGCTGTCAAGGGACTTGATCCGCTCTTCTTCCCGCTTCATCTCCTCCGGCGTCAGTCCGATGAGGGTGCGGACCTGCTGCTTGGCCTTCTCGGAAAGGATACCGAGGCGCTCGATCTGCTCGTCGGTCAGCGGGCCGCCCGCACCGACGATGTCCATCATCTCCTTGCCGGTGGCGTCGAGTTCGCGCATCGCCCCGGTAGACGCCGCGTTGGCGTCCTTCCCATAGGTGAAGAACTCGCGGATCTGATTCTGCAACTGCTGGTTGTTAGGCGAGATCTGCGCCGCGGCCTGCGCGGGGTCGATGTCGTCGATGCCTTGACCGAAAGTCTTGACCGCCATCTGATCGGCGAGCGACGCGATGTCGGAGTCGTTGCGCTTGTAGTCAACACCCTGCTGGTTGAACGTGTTGAACATCCGCTGGTAAGCGCCGGCTCGATCACCTGTTTCCAATACGGCGATAGCGTCGCTGAGTCGCGTGCTGGCGTACTGCGTGCTGTTGGTGGCGATCTTCGTGTAGTTGTCCGACAGGTTCATGCGGAGGCGCGTCGCCTGCTCGGCCGTCACTCGACGATCCTTGCCCGCCGTCTCCTGCAAGTCGGTGAACGCCTCAAGCAGCGACTCCTGCAACTTGGCCTCGGCCTTGAGCTGCTCGGTGAACTGCTTGAGGGCCAACTCGTTGATGCCGCCTTCGCGGTACTTCGTCAGTTCCTGGCTCGCCTTCAGGTACAGCGCAGCCATCTTCTCGTCGGACGTCGGCAGGGTGTCGTCGTAGACGCCGCCGATGGAGTAGAACAGCGGAAGGACAGATTGAATATCAGCCATCGTCTACTTCCCCTTGTAGTATGGAGCGACACCCGCCTGCTGCCCGCTGACCGCCTGCTGCCCGCTCGTAGTCGCTTCACCGAGGCGCAAGTCGCGAATCGTCTTCGCGGCGGCAGCCGTGTCAAGTCCGTACTGCTGCGCTCCTGCGCCCACCACGGCACCTGTGTCTCGCGCTTCCTTGCGCTTGGCGGCGATGCGGTTCATCACGTCAGCGAACCGCTGCTGCGCGACCCGCTGGGACTGCTCGTCGACCGTGCCGGCAGCCCGCGCCATCTGCTCCTGCTGCCCTGCCGCGAGCTGACCAAGCGCGGCCATCTGCGCGCCGGAACGACCGAAGCCGCCCTGCGCTGCGGCAGAGCGCCGAAGTCCCGCCTCGATGCCAGCGGTCTGCGCCTGCAACGCGCGCTGCGTGCCTGCGAGCATCGTGCGCTTCTCCGCTTCGGAGAGGCCGAGTTTGCCCTGCTTCAGTGCATCGACGTCCTTCTTCAGTTGCTTACGGTACGCGATGGCCGCCGGGTCCACCGCAGATGCGATGGCCTCGCCTGCGGTCCCGATAAGGCTCGCAGCTCCTTGTCCGGCGAGCCCGACCAGCGGCGCGGCAGCAGCGATAGGCAACATATTCACCTCGCGGCGAGCATATCATGTTGCCCCCGCGCAGGCGACGGGTTACTTGAACATCACGCAGCGGACGTTTCTCGTGCCAAACGAGATGCGGGTGTGGACTGTTGACTGAACGGTGTCCGTTACCGTGCCCGACGGGCTAAACGCGGACAACGGTACGGCGATGTCCAACTCGTCCGGGTTCGGGTCCAACCCCTGCGGGTTGTAGGTTACGCGCGGCAGATACAGCTTCACCGCGATGTCGTGGTATCCGGCCGCCGGCGCCTGCTGAAGGTACGTCAGGTCGAACCAGAGCGGGCAGATCTGCTCGTGGTTGGTGAACGTGTTGTTGAGGACATCGATCTCGGCCGACACCGGAAAGTTCCGCCGCCACACCGGCAGCTCGACGCCGTCCACGAACACGCGCACGGCGATGGGAGAGATGTCCGGCCCGGACTGGTTGTCCATGTTGATCATGAAGGGCCGGAACACGGAGACGTGGAACGACCACTGCCAGGAGGCGAGGGCGGCTGCGAAGGGGAAGTAGACCCGCTGGCACAGGCCGGCGAGCGCGACGTAGGCCGGGTCTTCGTCGTCGCGGATGCCGAAGGCGTTGTTGTAGACGTCCATCGGGACGGTCGTCCCGTCCATCATCGACATGACCGCTTCTTGCGGCATGACGTGCTCGTCGCGGATCGTGAACGCCGCGTCGAGGTTCACGACCTGAAGGCCACCGTTCGGCTCCGACATGATGCCGCGGCCCGACGTCGTCGAGTAGATGTTGGCGTTGTGGGACGCCGTCGGAAGGGTCGCGCCGTTCGGGTAGGTCGTGTTCGGGGTGATGGTCGCCAAGGCTACTCCCGGAGCGAGATGAAGGACAGGTTCCCTCGGATCACCTCGCACTCATCGTTCGTGTTCGCCACGCTGCCGAAGATGCCGATGTTGATGGAGGTCGCGGAAGGCGGCAGGTCGAGCAGCGCCATGAGGTGAACCTCCACGTTCTCGATGCTCCATGCCGGCAGATAGTTGCCCGGCTGCGAACCGCTGAACGGCTCGCGGGTGAACCACACGAAGTTGTTCACCATGCCGAGGCTCTCTTCCATCGACGTCCATGCAGTGGCCGCGTTGGTCGACGGTTGCCACATGAGCTGAAACAGCGCGAACGAAGCGATGTCAGCGACCACGTAGGGCTCCGTGTTCGTCCCCTCGTCTCCGGGGGCCGTCTCCGAGCCGCTCACGTTCTTGACCTGAAGGTTGCCGAGCACGAGGATCTTCCTGCCCGTGCTGATCGAGACGTTGTTGACCCGCAGTCCCGCGACGTTGCTCCAGCCCGTGGCCTGCGCTCCGGCATAGGCCGTGAGCGTCACCGTGTCTCTCGCCGGCAGCGTCCACCCTGGGTAGAAGCTGTTGAACAGCCACGGCGCACTCGCCACGCCATCGAAGGTGTCCTGTCCGAACGCCAGCGTGGTCGACGGGAGGTGGTAGTGCATCAGCGCGCCCTTGGCGAGCGATCCCTCCTGCACGTCGTTGTAGGCCGCGACGACGGGCTGCACACGGTCGGTGTAGAGGCTCGTCTGTGTCAGCGGCTCTTCCGGCTCGAACGCAGGCGCGGTGACTTCCGCCGGCCCGACGCTGTCGATGGGGAACGCCTTCAGCTCGATGACGTTCACTTGTCGGCAGTACAAGTAGACCTTGTCGTAGGAGCCGTACTGACGCACGCCGGTGTCGGTGACATACGGAACGCGGCGGACGACGAGCTCGACGACCTGCGGTCCAGGCACGCACGGCACACATGCCCCGATGCGGATCGGAAGACAGGGAGGACCGAGCGCGCAGACCTGCTCGCCTCGGATGTCCTGCGGCCCAGGCAGCACCGTGCCACCGACACCGATCTGCTGGGTCGGCTTGATCGGCACGGACACGCGGTAGGTCAAGTCGTCGATGCCGGTGATCGTCTCGCGGATGACGTTGCCGTTGACCCGGAGCGCGAACTGGACGTTGCAGGGCACGCTAGTGGCGTTGTTCTCGTGCGAGAACGCCTGACTGCTAGATGTCGTGATGCTGCCGGGAGTCGGGTTGAACCCCCACCAGACGTACTGCACGTAGGCGTTGATCCACAACACGGACTGTCCGGTCGTGAGGCTTACCTGCGTCGCTTCTCCCGTCCCGTCGACGATGGCCTGCCACTCGAAGTTGTTCTGCACCAGCACTTGATCGGGAGCCGCCAAGCCATCGGGATAGCCCCACGGCGGCGTCGCCGCCGGAACGAACGGTCGCGTCCACAGGAACGGCGAGAACTTCTCGTAGTGGTGGATGGAGTAGAACGCTTCCCCATCGACCGCGACCGTGGACGCGATGCCCTGGTCGAAGTTGTGCATGTTCAGCTTGCCGCTGACGCGGTCGGCCGCAGGAGCGATGTCCTCAGTCAGCTCGACGTTGTCCATGACATCGCCGGCACGGAGGATGCGCCGAGGGAAGATGTAGCTCATCGGTCCTGCCTGAGCGGGATGCGCCCGCGGAGATTGCCGGAGCCCGCCGCGCTCTGGTCGAACGCGAACGCCGCCAACTCCAGCCGGGTCGGGTAGGTGACTTCGATCTCGAAGGCCCAGGAGCCCACGTTCTCAAGACCGGCCGGCACCATGCGCCACACGAGGCGGGGCTCGTGCGCCTTCGACGTGCCGACGATGGCCGCTCCCGCGATGTCGGTCACGATGTCGCTGCCGTCATCGACGCCGATGGCGAGCACGTCGTTGATCTCGATGAACGGCTTCCACGAGCCGTTGCGGTAGTACCGGACGGTGAACGTGCCGTCGAATCCGTCCATCATGCCGATGTAGATGGAGCGGACATGGACCGGCGTCATGCCTGTCTCGTCGGCACGGATCCACGCAGAGCGGTAGATCGCCGTCCGCGACAGCGGCTCGTAGGCCGTCGTCTCGTGGTCCGCGACGTAGACGTTGTAGCCGGCCGGCCCACCCTGCGGGTTGACCTTCGTCGGATCGCGGCCCGCCATGAGGATGTACTGGCGGTAGTCGTCGGTGCGGCACATGTCCGCGGTCCACAACGTCCCGTCGATCTCTCCGTTGCCGAGGATCTCGCGGCGCCAGTTCTGCCCATCGAAGATGAACAGCACCGTGTTGCGCTGGACACCCGCCGGTGCCACGGCGCAACGGTACTCCAACGAACGCGCGTCCATGACCGACACCGCCTTGCGGTAGCGCGCCATGTTGAGGCCCACGCGGGTCAGCGCCTGAATGGGCTGCGACACGCGCGTGATCTGCTGGTTCGTGTCCATCGTATAGAAGCCGTCGCGCGCCAGCCAGATGAGGCGACCGTCGGCAAGAGCCTTGATGCTGCGTGGTGCAACGCAGCCGACACCCATCGCCAGCGTGACAGAGCCGGAAAGTTTGCCCGTCTGCCGGTCCGGTGTTATGTCGTAGATGGCGTTCTCCGTGAACGCAAGCAGGAACCCGGCGTGCGATGCGACTGCCGTGACCTCGGCTCCGTTGGAGTCAGGGTAGACGTAGTCGTCTTCGGGCCAGGTGCCGGGGAAGCCGGGCGACGAGCGCCGGACGATGCCCGGATCGACGAGCATGTTGGCGGCAATCAGGCAGCCCTGGTGCGCGCACATCGTGCGGAACACGGTCACCGGAGCGATGCGCTCCATCTCCGGGCCGAGGAAACTGTCGGCGACCCGATCCCCGAAGATGAACGTCTCGCGGCCCGCGAAACGCGCGAGCAGACGCGGCCTCGTGCTGCCGCGCACGGTGTCCGGCGTGCGGTAGAGGTTGCACGCAACGGCGTGACCCGGCCCCTGCGCCGTCATGCGGACCATGAACTGCCGGGTCAGGTCGTCGATGGTCGCGCCTGTGGTCTGCGTTCCGCCGGTCGGGTCGTAAGGAGACGCCTGCACCGTGCGGATGAATGCCTGGTTCGACGGCGGAGACGGCGCCGACAGGTTGCCGTACACGTCTTCGAGCTGGACGTAGTAGTACCACGTCCCGTCGAGAACAGAGCCCTGCGTGCCGCTCAGCACGTCGCCCGGCGTGCCGATCTCGCCGCGCCACGAGTAGCCGCCAGAGTTGGGGTACGTGGTCCCCTTGTTTGGCGTGACCTGCGGCCCGTACACGGACGGCGGAGACGGAATCTCTTGGAAGCCGACAGGGACCGTGCGCCCCTGTGCGTCGATCACAAGCGGGTAGTCGACGCCGTTCGTCCAGATGATCTTGTCGTTCAGGACGAGGAACTGGTCGGGGTAGCCGGGGCGGGTGTCGGAGGTGAGGCCCGTGTAGATGACCTCCCATCCGCGCTGCCATCCAGCATGCCGGTACAGGTTCGTGCCGGAACGCACGAGCAGCGTGTCCGCCACGCCTCCAACGAGGGAGGCGTGGAAGACACCGTGCATCTCCCCGAACGGGGCTGATGGATCGACCAGGCCGCGCACGGGTTCGTAGGTGGTGGGACCACGGACAGTCGCCAGCGTCGAGCGGATCGTCGTCTCAAAGTTGATGATCTGCTGCGCGACGCTGGCGGGAGCGTAGACAGACGGCGCTTCACCGATGGGGATGAAGAACTGCTTGGTCGTCTGATTGTCCGGTCCCGCCATCGGTTACACCTGGGGAAGCTGCGGCGGCGAGAGCTTCGGCAGCAGGCCGCGCTTCTTCGTCATCGCGTTGGTGATCTCTGCGGCGTCGGCGATGAGGAACTCGTCCTTCGTCTCCGGCGCAGGCTTCGCGGCCTCGACAGCGGCGCGCTCGGTGTCAATCTTCGCCTTCTGCTCCGGCGAGTACCAGTTGCCGTTCACGTCGTCGAAGACCCAGCCCTTCGGGCGCCAGTCGTAGACGTTGCGGTGCTCGGCGTCGCCGGTCACGAACTCGATGCCGTTCTTGGTGTTCATCGTCGCCTGCCAGAGCGAGCCCGCCTTCGTGCTGTACTGCACGGACAGGATCATCGCCTCCTCTTCGTTGCCGTTGAGGTTCTTGCGGACGAAGATGTCGCCGAGGGCGGGGCGCGGGAAGAAGTTGGTCAGGGCCACGGGGTTCTCCTTGGTCGGGGTTGCCACTAAGGTATAACACGAAGGATCACGTCGTGTCCCTGAACCTCCCGAACCTGAAGCGAGCCGTGAAGCCGGTGATGGGCATGGGGTCGACCGCGCCGCCGGGATTGGCGTAGCGCTTGCGGAAGTGCCGGCACAGTTCGTTGTACCGGCTCAGATGGATGTTCGCGCCCGTCTGGTCGACGCCGTCGAGCAGGCACATGTAGTAGAGGCACAGCTCGATGAACGAGGGCACCGCGTCTCGCTGGATCGGCGGCGTGTCCTGATCGTCCTTGAGCTTCTTCGGCAGGCGCTGCACACGCAGGTCGAGCTCGTACCGCTGATCCTGATGTGGGAAGACCTGGTAGGCGTAGTAGCCCGTGCTGTGCTTCAGCTCGCGCTGGTAGTCGGGGATCGCGCTGCCGTTCCACGTAAACGTGCCGTTCGTCGGCTCGATCTCGTCGAGGAGGTAGAACTTGCCGTTCGTCTCCACGCGGTTGAACCCGGTGCCGTAGGGCGTGGTGGTCTGCACGCCCGTCCGCGCAACGTAGATGCGGATCCGCATCCCGCTGCGGCTGTAGCGAAGCGTCGAGATGTCACCGAAGTCCATCATGGCGTCGATGTTCGTCGCGGTGATCGCGATGGCGCGGCCCGCCGCGGCGCCGGTCTGCGTGTAGACGGCGCTCAACGGAGAGGGGGCCGACTCCCACTGCGGATCGCGGATGCCGACCGGAGCACGCTGCCACTCAAGGTCGCGGCGGCCCCATACGTAGGTGAAGCAGAACTGGAAGGTGCCTTCCCACTCCGGCCCGGCCCACGGCGCGCCCGTGTTCGGGTTCGTCGGAGCGGCCGTCGGAGCCGTCGTGGGCGCTGGAACCTGGAAGTGCCGGTTGCGCCATAGCCGGAACGGCTGGCCCTTGTCCTGTCCACGGTAGTCGACCATGTCCTGACGGTACGCACCGCCGGTGTCGATGGCCCAGACCTGCTGCCGCGTCTCGTCCCAGAGACGCGCGGGCTCTAGCACGCGGGTCACGTCGTCGGTGACGAAGAACTCCGGCTGGTGGAGGCGGAACTTCATGGCCGTGCCGCCGATGCCCCACGGGCGGTCGAGCGACACGTAGTAGTTGGTGGGCACGCCGAGAGGATCGTTGACCGTCCAGAACTCGCGGCACTGCCGGCGATGGATCTGACCGTTGGCGTCCACGACCTCGATGTGCATGATGCCGTCGAACGTACCCGTCACGTCCGGCAGCCACGGGCTCGACGGAACGAGGGGGAGCCCGGACGTGTTCACGAACTGCATGACCTTCGTGTCGGCGGTCGGGGAGACGCGGGCCGCGACGTCGGCGTCCTCACCCACGACATCCTTCTGAAGGACGACGTGCTCGTCGTCCGGGACCACAGCCTCCGGCACGTCGCCGGAGATGCGCTCCAACGCGGTGTTCATGGCCTGCACAATGCGGCCGTCTAGCGTCGGACCCGTGCTGTCCCAAGCACGGAAGTTGAAGAGGCGGGCACGAAGCGCACCGAGAGATGTGTCCATGCCCGCCTCCTATTCCCGCCGAAGCGGGGTTGCTACCTCAGACTACGGACGGCAGGTGATGTAGGCCGAACCCACGGTGCTGGCCGGGATAGAGACGTGCGTCACGCCGATGGTCGCGTTCGCGCCGATACCGCTGTTGGCCGAAGCCTCGACCGAACCCGCCACCGCGCTGGACGAAGCGAACGAGGTGTCCGCCGCGAGGGTGCCCGCGCTGTCGTTGAGGATCGAACCCTCGCCGAGCATGAGCACCCAGCCGTAGGCGCCGACAGAGAACGTCGAGGTGACACCCGCCGAGGTGACGTAGGTCTGAGCCACGCCAAGGATGCGGTTGCGCGCGAGGCTGGCCGTCGCGGTGGCGGTCTGGCCCGTGCCGAGGTTCTGCGCCGTGGCCGCGACAGCCAGAACGATCTGACCCTCGGTCCACGCCGCGGCGCCTGCGTTCACGACGTAGCGCCACACCTGATCGCCCTTGTTCGTCTGGGAGGCGAGCACAGTGCGCGTGGTGCCGAGCGGGTAGAGCTGAGTAGTGTCGAGGACGTTGACGTCGTTGCCAAAGACCTGATTGTTGCCGTAGGACATGTTGAAGTCTCCTTGAAGTTGAAGAGGTGAACCTCGTCGCGGTGATTAGACCGCGCCGCCGGAGACGCAGCCCTGCGCCGGGGTCTTCGTGCAGATGAGGTTGCCCTGCATCGAGAAGATGGCGGTGACCACGTCCTGATCGCCAACACGCTCGGTGAACGGCGTGATGGACGGAGCCTCCATGAGGGGCATCTCGATGAAGTCCGTGTTCAGGATGTAGGTGACGCCGTTGGCCGCCGCGCCGGTGAAGGCGGACAGGTTGAGGTCGATGGACGAGTAGACCTTGGCGACACCCAGCTCAAGGCCGAGGGTGTTCGTCTTCTCGGTCTTGTCCTCGACGAGCGCGACGCGGACGAGGGACAGGCGGCTGTCCTCGAAGTTGGTGTAGGTGCTGTCGTCCATGATGACGAGGTCCGGACCCTTGCCCATGCCACCCGCGTAGTGCGCGCACTGGCGGTAGGTCTTGCGGAGCGTCGGGAGGCCGTCGGTGGCCCAGGAGGTGATCGCGCCGTACTGGTTGAAGTGGTAGTACGACGAGGACTTGGCGACGTTCTGCACCGTGTCCGACTGCGTGGCCGGGGTGGCGAAGTCGAGCAGGCCGTTCGTCACGCCCGTGCCGGAGCCGGCCGCGAACTGGCCGTTCATGCTCAGGAAGCCGGCGAGGTCGGCGGTCTGGAACACGAGGCCGCGGGACGCGCCGGTGAGGAGGAAGGAGTTGAGGTCGGCCTTCGCGCCCTCAAGCGTCGTCTGCGGGTACTCCTCGATGAGGCGGATCACGGCGAGCTTGCCGCTGTTGAAGAGGAGCTCCTTCTTCGGGATGTTGATCGCGGCCACGATGCGGTGCGGCTCGACCTGGAAGCGCTTGGTCTGCTGACGGCGCGTCATGTTGAGGAGCTCGTCGCCGACGAACACGCCAACGCCGCGGGCGGGGGCGCCACCGGCGAAGGAACGCTCGATCAGGCTGCCGCCCTCAGAGGGCATGCGAGCCTTGCTCATGAGCGCGTCGAGCAGCTCGTTGGAGCGGATGAAGGAGTTGATGAGCGGGCCGCGGAGGTCCGCGAACGTGGTGTTCAGGATTTCGGTAGAGATTGCCATTGAGCACTCCGTAGCCGGGGGCAGACGCGAAGAGCGACTCCGACCGGCTGGGTCGAAGGAACGGTTGAAGTTCGGTGCTTCGCCTGCCCAGCCGTTGGTGCTACGGACCCTTGCGGGCTACCCGGAACGTCATCGGTGGGTGCCCGAAAAAAGTACCACGACGGGTTGCCATCGCGCAAGTACGAGGATACAAAAAAGTCGCCGCCGAGAGTGGAAGGCCCGCGCACGCCTACGATGAACGGTCCTTGCCTTCGTGGAGGCCGTGGCGCGCGAACTGCTCGCCCTTCCGAGACGCCTCGCGCTTCGCGCGGGTAGCCGCTGCCAACTTCTGCATCCCGCCCGGTGTGGAGCGGAGACGCTCGATGGCCTTCTTCGGCGCGTAGACCTCGCCGGTGGCCTTCGATCCCTGGACGCTCGGCTTGCCGGAGGGCGTGCGCCACTCCTGCTTCGTCCACTTCTTGAGGCTCTGCTGCGACTTCGACGGGCCGCTCTTGTAGCCGCCGCCTGCCTTCTTGTACTGCTGGGCGACCATCTGCGCCTTGCGGGCGGACCACTGGCCCGGCTTGCCGCCCTTCCCGCCCGCGAGGACGCGCTTCTTGATGCGCTCCCGCAGTCCGGGGTTGGAGTAGACCTGCTTCAGCGTCGAGCGTCGGTCCATCACTTCCCTCGCTTGTCGGCCGCCTCCATCTGGCGGACCACCTTGTTCGCCCACGACTTGCCGGCCTCGCCTCCCCAGAGGAGGCCCGCGACGTAGCCCTTGTCTTCCTTCGGGCTCTTCCCGGCGTCGAGCTGGTAGTTGCTCGCGTGCCGGTCGAAGTACGCCTTCATCCGCCTCACGGTGGACGGGTCCATCTGAGAGCGGTTCTTCAGGTTCGCGGCGCGCTGGACACCGGAGCCGATGCCCTGGGCCGCGGCCTGCTTCGCGTCGAGGCCCGCCTTCTGCGACTTCGACTGCTCACGGCGCAGCATCAGACCGCGCACGGCAGCCGCGGCCACGGACTGCGGCGGCTTGAAACTGATGTGCCCGTACTTGCCGTCAGCTGCCATAGGGGTTCATCTCGCGCTTGACGCGGCCTGCGATGAGGTTCTTGATCATCGCCCGCTTCTGATCGGCGGGGATGGCCTTGGCGGGCTTCTTGTCGGGAAGCGTCGTGTTCTGCACGTCGGTGCCGATCACTTCATCTTTCCGAGCGTGCGGGCGAGCACGAGCTGCTTGAGCAGGGTGCGCTTGGCGGCGGTGAGCTTCTTGTCGCCCTCGCCTTCCTTCTCAAGGCTGGCGATCTTGTCGGCGATCTTTCCCTTCGGGATGTTCTCGCCTTCCTTGGCGCCCATCTTCTCGCGCAGAGCACCGGGGCGCTTGATGGCGCCCTGAATCCACTTCTCAGCCATGTCGCACTCCGGCCCATACCATGATAGCATAGGATCTGAGGAGTGTACCTTGGCGGCACCCGCAAGTCTACCCGGCGGCGCGAAGATCGTGCAGTTGCCGCACATGCACATGGGTAAGGTGAACGCCTTGTTCGCGACGCCGTGGGCGTTCGTCTCGATGTGCCAGATCGTCCGGGAGGACGAGTCCATCGGCTACCTTGAGCCGACGAACATCCAGATGAAGTTCCTTCAGGCGTGCGCGGACCACCGCTGGGTGCTCTGCGACAAGTTCCGCCAGGCGAAGATCACCACGCCGTCGGTCATGCTGCTCCTCCGCGACTGCATGTACCTGCAAGGCGTGAAGGGCGTGCTGATCGCCGAGCGCCAGGACACCGCCGAGGACATCTTCGAGCGCATCCTGTTCGCCTACAAGAACCTGCCCGACGACGTGAAGGTGCCGACCGAGGCGGGCCGCAAGCCCGGCACGACGCAGATCCACTTCATCCACGGCGGCGGCATCAAGGTGCTGACGGCTGGTGGACGCAGCCCTGCCGTCGGTCGCTCCATCGACCGCCTGCTCATCACCGAGTTCGGTGAGGCGCAATGGCAGCGCAAGGCCGCCGCGAACATCTTCCCCGCCGTCAACAAGCGGCAGAACGCCCGCGTCATCCTTGAGTCGACGCCCGGAACGGCGGGCAGCCACCACGAGACGATGTGGCACAACGCGCTTGAGGGAAAGGGCCGCTTCCATCCCGTGTTCCTTGAGTGGTGGCTCGACCCGTCGTGCCGCTCCGATCCCGCCGGCCTGAAGCCGACGGAGGTCGAGTTCGAGTACATGAAGCGGCATCCGGGGATGGATCTCCACAACCTCGCGTTCCGCCGCCTCTCGCTCCAAACGGAAATGGGTAACGACGAGCGGCTCTTCACGTCGAAGTACCCGTCCGACCCCTACGATGGTTGGCTCGGCAGCGGGCAGCCCGTGATGCCGGTCGACGTCTTGAAGGAGAGCCTGCTGCACTCTGTCGTGCCGCCGGAGCCGGCGGCGAAGGGCGCCAGCCTCTTGGAGAAGCCGGTGAAGGGGCGCGCCTACCTCGTGTGCGCGGACCCGGCGGGCTTCGGCAGCGTCGGCGACAACAGCGCCGTGACGGTGTGGGACGCCATCGAGCGGCGCGAGGTCGCCGTGTGGGAAGGCCGTGAGGATCCGGGTCGCTTCAGCGAGCGGCTCCTGAACCTCCAGCGCTTCTACAACCAGGCGCTCCTCGCGGTCGAGTCCAACGCCGCGGCGTGTATCGCCATGCTGAAGGACAAGGGCGCGCGGAACCTGCTGTGGACCGACCGCAACCATCCCGGCTGGTACGCGACGGAGAAGCGGGTGCAGGAGGGCGAGGCCCGTCTCGTCCGCATGCTTCGTGAGCGGGAACTCACGATCAAGTCGAAGCCGCTTCTCCATCAGTTGATCAACTACGACGGCGACCGGACGAAGCGGTCGGCGAACAGCGACGGCACGACGCACCACTTCGACCTTGCGCGCACCGCGGTCATGGCCGCCGACATCCTGTCGCGTCGCCGCTTCACGAGCGACGAAATGCCGATGCAGACGCAAGAGTTCGCGCCCTCCGACGAACCGCGCGTTACCATCGCGGACCTCGACAAGTACAAGCATCAGGAGCGGGCTGCCGCTCGCAACCCCTTCAAGCCCATCGCGCGAGAGTGGACATGAACCTCAGCAACCTCATCGACCGCCACCGCCGCTTCTACGAACGCACCGAGAAGAAGAACTTCGACAAGGCGCGTCGCTACTACCGGGGCGAGTTCTACACGAGCCGGAACGATGTGAACCTGAGCGACGGCGCGATCCCCTCGTTCCTCTGCTCGAAGAACATGATCTACGCCATCGCGGACACCGCCGTGTCGGCGCTGCTCGGCCCCAACCCGAAGGTAGCCGCGAACCCGCGCAACAAGGTGAGCCAGGAGGCCATCCCGCTCGTCAACGGGCTGATGGAGTACGTGTTCGACGCGAACAACATGCGTCGTCGCGCGGCCACCGCGCTCATCGACGCGGTCCTCTGCAAGCGCGGCGTGTTCAAGACGGGCTGGGACATGAACGGCGACAAGCCGGTGGTCCGCGTCATCGAGCCGGGGTCCATCTTCTTCGACCAGACGGTGCGCGACGTCGATGACATCCGCTACTGGCTGGAGGCCGCGGTCATCCCGTGGACCGAGTTCCAGCGCCGCGTGAAGACGGGCGCCTACAAGTCGCCGAAGATCGCGGACGTGACGCCGGACCGCTATCCGAAGTGGATCACGGACTCCTACAAGAACAGCGACACCGCGCAGCTCCGCGATGCGTTCGAGTGGGTGACGGTCTGGGAGTACTACGACCGCGAGAGCAACAAGGTCATCCACTACGTCCGCCAGGCCGACACCATCGTGTTTGAGCAGGAGCTCGACTACATCCCCTACTCGATGTTCTCGCTCAATCAGAGCGCGGTGGACTGCCTCGGCCTGTCCGAGGTGCAGCTCGTCCTCAACCAGCAGGAGACGATCAACGACCTGCTCACGCACATGAAGCAGATCGTCTACCTGATGATCCCGCGCATCCTGTTCAACAGCGAGCTCATCACCGAGGAAGACCTCAACAAGGCGGTCGAGGCGGCGACGGGATCGTTCGTGCCCATCAGCCCGACGAACGCCGAGGGGCTCCGCACGCTCTCGACGCTGTTCTACGAGATGCCGATGCCGCAGGTTCCGGTCGGCGTCGAGAACTTCATCGCTCGTCAGGAAGGCGACGCGGCGTTCATCTCGGCCCTCGCCGAGGCGGCCCGTGGTCAGGTCGCCGGCGCGCGTACCGCCACGGAGATGGCGATCATCGACGCGCAGATGCGGACCCGTCTCGCCACGCGCGAGGGCCACATCAACACCGCGTTGCAGGACGTGGCGGAGAAGTGCTTCTACCTGGCGAAGAAGTACATGAAGGAGCCGAAACTCGTTCAGGTCAGCGGCCACGAGGGATGGAGCGAGGTCAGCCTCGCCGACATCCACGAGGTGGACGTGAACTTCTCGATGGTGTCGTACAACCCGATCCGTCAGAACCCGTCGGTCATGTCCGAGACGCTGTTGAAGCTGTTCCCGATCCTCGCGCAGGATCCGAACGTCAACAAGCGTGCGCTGCTCGAAGAGCTCGTCAACGGCGTCGGCCTCTCCGGTCGCCTCCTCATCCCGAAGGAGGAGTTGGAGCAGCAGGAGGCGATGGCGCAGCAGATGATGATGGCGCAGATGATGGGCGCTGCGGGCGCCGCAGGTCCGGGTGCTGCGCCTCCGGGGATGCCGATGCTCCCCGCCGGCGAGGTGCCTGGTGCCGAGACGACCGAGGCCGCCACGCAGAACGTGCCGTCCGATGTCATGGCCGCGATGGGTCCGACGCCCATCCCGGTCGCCTAGTTGAAAATAGTTCTCAAGTTAAAGGAATACCATGCCGATACACGATGTAAGGTGTCCTGCGTGTGGATGGGGCAAGGCTGACACGTTCGTCCGCCTCGAAGAGATGCCCTCGTGCGACGAGTGCGGCGTGCCGACCCGGATCGACTGGTCCCACGGCATCGCGCCCTCGGTGCGCGGTCACGGCTACGGCTCGTTCACGGCCATCGACATGGGCGTGCTCGGCAAGGCCGAGACGAAGGAAGACTACGACCGTGCCGTGTCGACGATCCAGCAGCGGTTCCCCGGCCACCGCGTCGAGCTGACGAGCGAGACGGCGGCGCAGAAGCAGGCCCGCCTCGACGGCGTCCGGCAGCGCCACTACGAGAGCCAGCGGAAGGCGGGCGTGGACAAGCAGATGATCGCGGAGGCGCAGGAGGAGAAGCGTCGCAAGACGCAGGAGGCACCTCCGGCCCCGCCGCCCCCGAAGCCGGCAGCGAAGCCCGCCGTGGGTGCCGCGTGAAGCCCATGCGTACCTTGGAGTCGGCGCGCCTCGCCGTGGCGCACAACCCGCGCCAGTTGCGGGTGGTCGGTCCCTACGGCACGCAGGACATGATCGTGGTCGAGGACCGCGAGACGGGGGAGCGGCGCGTCATTCCGAACAAGCGCGTCCTCGTGGCGGGCAACAACATCGGCGTGGCGTTCGAGATGACCGCGCCGGGTGCGGGGTTTGAAAGTTCAGAAGATGAGTAGCGGGCCGGGCCGCGCTCTGTCTTACCTTCCCGGTTTCATCAAACCACGTTAGAGGTGTTCAATGGCCGAGATGACCAAGACTGCGCCGCAGGGCCCGAAGATGCCGGAGGGCGGGATCGTTCCGCGCCGCGACATCAAGCCGCTCGCGGACGAGATCGACGCGATCCTCAAGGAGGCCGGCCTCGCCGAGGGTGGCGCGGGCGGACCGGAGACGGGCATGGCCCCTGCGGCCTCTCGCAGCCCTGAAGGCGAGCGCAACGGCACGGGCGTCAGCATGAAGGCGGGCGAGGGCGCCATGTCCGACGCCAGCGTCATCGCCGACGTGCTTGGCGTGTCGATGGAGAAGGCGCAGGCGCTCCTCGACGCGGCGATGGCGATGCCGAAGATGGCAGGCAAGAGCCCCGCCGAGATCGCGGACATGCTGTCCAAGGACATGAACCTCCGCATGCAGCTCGAGAAGAACATGGGCGCAGGCGAGGACAAGATGGCGCGGAAGGCGATGGCGGCCGAGGGCATGAAGGCTCCTCCGGCGCCCCTGCCGACCGAGCCGTCGATGGGCAAGATGTAGACCAGGAGAAGTCATGTTTGAAGCCGAGAACGAGAAGGAAACCGAAGCCCCCGAAGTCGTCACCGCGGAGGAGAGCATCGAGGAGATGCCCGAACCCGTCGAGGACGCCCCGTCGGTCTTCGACTGGAACGGGGAACTGGACGCGCTGACCAAGGCTGACTGGTTCAGCAAGATCGGCGACGATGGCCTCCGCAACACGCTCGTCCGCGGCTTCGAGTCGAAGTACAAGAACTTCGAGCGCGGCTTCACGAAGGCGTTCCAGGACACCGCGGCTCGCCGCAAGGAACTGGAGCGCCGTGAGGCCGCCATCCGCGAGAACGAGTTGCGCGTGCAGCGGTGGCTCTCCGGCAACGCCGACCCGATGGCCGAGAAGCAGGTCGAGATCGACAAGCTGAAGGCCGCTCACGACGCTGCCATTCAGACGCTGCGCGACGAGTACGCGCAGTCCGTGCAGAAGGCGCAGGAGGAGTGGACCGGCAAGTACGGTTCCGCCGAGCGCGAGCGCGATGAGCTGCGCCAGCGGTTGGAGCAGTTTGAGTACGAGGCCAAGGCCGCCGAAGAGCGTCAGGTCGAAGAGGCGGTCGACGAGGTCGAGGGCTGGCTGAAGAGCGAGGCGTCCGACGTCTACGAGAACGACGAGGCGTTCTACGCCTTCTGCGTGCTCGTGACGGGCGGCCTCGACCCGGAGGACGCCGTCGTCATGACGCGCGCCAAGTTCGGCCCGCCGCCGGCCCCGACGCCGGAGCCCGTGCCGGAGGCCATGAACCTGATGAACCTCGGCCCGCAGCGTGGCGCGGGCACGGTGCAGTCGGAGAGCCGGTCCTACAAGGACATCATGGACGCGATGCGTCGTGCGGCACAGACCGACGAGTCCGCGTTCTACTCTCCGAAGCGTTGACAGGCCGGCCGGGTCGGATAGGGTGACTGTGCGGGCTTCAGCCCGTGGTCATTCTCCTGATCTGTCCTGAAGGCAGCCGCCGGGCGGGCAACCTCCCGGCGGTTTCTTCTTTTCAGAACGGCGGAAAGCGCGACCGCAGGGATACCCAAAGTTGAACGCCGCGTTCCTCGCAGTACTCGCAGAAGGCGAGGTCGCGACGATGCAGCACCATGAGACGCCACCACACGGGCTCGTAGGGAACGACGACGCGCGCCTGGCGCGGTCCGGTTTCCAACCAGACGAGGAGCTCCTCGGTCGGATCGTCGGGGCTCAGTGCTTCCCGACCTTGACCTTGACCTTCACGACCGGCTTCGGCAGGAGGCCGGAGATGTCGGGCACCTTCTTGCCGGCGGGGTTGATGCCCTCCTGAAGCATCGCCTCCTCGGCCGCGGTGTTCTTCATCTGCTGGAGGCGAGCGTAGTAGTCGACCTTGGCGGGATCCTGGCGCATGGTAGTCCTCACTTGTAGCCGGCCTTGGCAGGAGCCTCGGCGGCAAGCCTGTCATAGGCCATCTGCTGGAAATGCTTCGTGGCCTCGTCACGGGCGTCATTGCGCTTCTGGCGCGATGCCTCGGCCTCTTCCTCCGACGGCCCGAAGAGGTAGCCCTTGAGCCCCTCCTCCATCTTGACGAGCTTGGTCGTGTCGAACGCCGCCTGCCCGGCGCGCGCGGCGGGCTTTTTGGCTTCTTCCTGCAACTGCTCTTGGTACTTGGGCAGTCCGGTGGAAACCATCGTCATGGCCTCGCGCAGCATGGGGCCGTATTCCTTGGTGCGCTGGCCGACATTGCTGTCCGCCCCGCCGCCCCACTTCTTCATGCCCTCGATCCCGGCGATGTAGGTCATGCCGAGTCCCTCCGGGGAGGAGAACCCTGCGGCTTTCGCCCTCGCGAAGTGCTGCGCCGCGATGTCGGCGTCCCGCTCGACCTGCGTGGCGTACTGAGCGGACGGCTTGAACTCCTTCCGCGTGATCTCGGTGATCTGGAACGGCCCCGTCGCGCCCGCCTCCGACTCACGGCCCATCGGATCGCCCCTGCCGCGCGTTTCCACCATGTGTGTCGCGATGAGCGTCTCGACCGGCACTCCGTGCTTGTCGGCGATTGGCTTCAACACGCCGTACAGCGCGAGCGCCGTCGGCAGGCGCGCTTCCAGCGCCTTCCTGTACGCGGAGTTGATCGGCCCTGCCACGATGGGCGCGAGCTTCTCCTCTGCCTGAGCAGCGAGGCGATAGCCTTCAGACGCACCGGCCACGTCAGTACTTCATGGGCTTGGGCTTGAGGAACGCCGGCGGCCCCTTCTTGGGCGGCCCGGCCATGACCTTAGCGGGCTCCGGCATCTCCTCTTCCTCGGTGGACTCGTCGCCGATCACTTCCTTGATCGTCTTGGCCTGCATCGCGTGCTTCGAGGAGGACTGGTCGAGCTGCTCCGCGATCTCGCGGAGCTTCGCCGCGGCGGACTTGAAGTCCATCTTGGACATGTCGGGCACGAGGCTCGCCTTCTCCGGCGTCGGCTCGTCGCCCTCGTCCTCTTCCTCCTCGGCCATCTCGAACATCATCGGCCCCATCGCCATGCCGGCGTGCTCGGCCATCGGGTCGAAGAACCCTCCATGACCGGCTGCCTTCTTCTTGGCGAGGATGAGGATGGAAGCGGGACCGGGCATAGACAAACCTCGACTTGAGGCGTATGCTACCATCGCCATGAAGTGTACGCAATAGCGCGGCACTCGGAGTTCTGGAGGTAGGTCATGGCTGCATATGGTTGGATCGTTCGCAAGTTCATCCGCTACGGCGAGGTCATCCCCGAGCACTTCACCGGGCAGTCGGTGCAGGCGCTCGTCGTCGGCACCAACTCGACGCTCGACACGGCGAACGCCTCGGCGGACGTCAGCGTCGTGCTGTCGATCCCCGACAACGCGGGTGTCGGAACGACCGTTCACACGATCACGCTGCCCTACAAGGTGCGCGTGCTCCCCGGCTCGTACATCGTGCCGACCGCCACCACCGCGGCCAACGTCACGGTGACCATCGGCAAGTCGGCCCCCATCGCGGGCGCCAGCGCCATCCAGGCGACGGCCGCTGCGGTGAACACGCTGAACACCCCGCGTCTCCCGGCCGACCACATCGTCGCCAACGAGACGATCAACCCGAAGGCCACGGACGTGGAGAGCCTGACCATCACGGTCCTCAAGGCCACTCCGGCGAACGTCGCCCCGTTCCGGGTCTACCTCCAGCTCGCCAAGGCGGACTGAGGTCTTCGGGAGGGCCATCCGATCAACTGATTAGTTGGCCCTCCCGCTTTCCGCTACTGATTGGCCCAGTTGATGGGGACGATGTGTCCTGGTCCCCACGGTGTGTCCTGCACGGCGACGGTCTTTCCGTTCTTGTCGGTGCCAGGGAACACGTCGAGGTCTTGGAACTGCACCTCCGGGCTCCAGTAGAAGTAGATCACGCTGTCTCCGGCCTTCCCCCAGTACCGGAACCAGTTGTTCTGCGTGTAGTAGTCGTGGATGACGGCCTGCGCGACGGGGATCTTGTCGGTCGGACCGCACTTCGTCCACCCTTCGGGGGTCGCGTGGACGCCAGAAGGCGGTTCGGCGGCCGAAACCTCGCGGTTTTCGGGGTCTGAGGGCGCATTTTCGGCCTTCTGAGCCTCTTTTCCGCCGTTGTGGGCGCGTTCGAGGGCGTCGAGGCCGCGAATCAGGGCCATTCGGGCCACCGTTTCGGCCGAAACTTCGACGCCCAGCTCCTTGACATGCGCCAGCCCCTTGATAGTGGGGATCATTGCCCGAAGTCTGTCTTGGATTTCGGCTTCGAGTTGAAGAATGAGCGTGCCGCGACCGTTTCCGGCGGCAACAGAGCCCCCGGCGGAGCGAAACTCGGCGCCTCGACGCTTGATCTCCTCGTCCGGGTCAACGAACGTGCGTCGGCTGTCGGCGGGCGGGGCGGCTGGCGAGTCCCACTGGTGGTTCCGCGCCGGCGTCCAGTCCTTCCAGACCTCCCGCTCGCGCATCCACACGGCCTGCTGGAGCGCCTGGTCGGCGTAGTCGGGCTCCTGCGCCAGGCTTTCGAGGCCGCCGCGCATCGACACGTCGCCGGCGAGCTGGCCCCAACGTCCGGCAGGCGTGTTCCCGCCCTGCGGGGACACGACGTCGTCTCGTCGGTAGTCCTCGGCCCGTTCGGCAGGCTCCTCGCGGCGCGCCGGTCGGCGGATGACCTCCGGCCCGCCCCGCGGCTCGGCCTTCGTGGCGCCCGCGGCCCACTCCCTCAACTGGAGCATACCTGTACTGCCGACGCCCCGGAGAGGCACGTCGGCGTCCGGTCCGTTCATCCATGTGATCACGTCGGCGTCGGTCGAGAACCCGGCCTTGTACAAGGCGTTGCGAAGGCGCAGCGGCAGCGGCAGGTCTTCTATCTTCATTGGAACCTCCGGCGCATCCATAACACGGTGGTATGGTGTTTCGCAAGAAACTCTGCGATATTTTTGGTGTCGGTGGCCGGGTCCCCTTCTACCGAAGCGGTATGGGTGTCGGGGAAAAGTTTGCGGTAATAGGAGGGGCTTTCCGTTTGGGATCCCTGTCGTGCCCCAAGCGGGTATGGCAGGTTCGATGCGTTGCATCATCGATGCTTCGTGGCGTCGTCGTCACGTCGTGACGCGGCGGCGACGCGAAGCGCCGGCCGGTGGGGGAGGACCACGCGCTGTGTGCGCGGTCCGTCCGACCGGCCGCGGTGGGACCGCGCGTGGTGGGCGAGCGCGTCGGCCGCTTGCGACGCGGTAGGCTGGCGGGAGGGGAGGGGCGCGGACCGCGCTGTGGTGGGACCGATCGTGCTCCGGGTGGCTCGCGCTCCGTGGTCGACGTCGGCCGCGCTCGTGCGTCGCGTTCATGCGTTCGGGTACGTCGGCCGACAACGTGCGACGCGCGGCCACGTCGGCAAGCCTGCGTCGGCGGACCGTCCCGTAGGGCGCGCGCACTGGTAGCATCGACGCTAAGGGGTCTACGCGCGCGTAGGATCGACGAGCGGCACGTAGGGTAGGGGTCCATAGGGGTACGTGGTCCGCGTCGATTGTAGCGCGTCCTATGGCCCTTGCGCGCGATCCGATCTTTTTTGGGGTCCGCGTCTCTTTTTTGTGGCGCGCCTATACCAGCGTGGTAAGATGCTTTCACGGAAGGCGAATGAACGCCGCCGATCAACGGAGTACCCGACTATGACCCTCACGCTCGCACAGATGGACCACAACGCGCTTGCGCTCGCGGCCGCCATTGAACGTCTTACTGGCTACGTCCCCGTACACCACGGGGACGGCGTGATCGGAGCCGACCACGAAGGACGCGAGGTGATCGTATCCGTACAGGACGACGGAACGGTATCGGTCGCGCTGTATACGGACGACGGGGAGGAGATCGAAGCCGTAACGGATGATCTGGACTACGACGCGCGCGCCGTACTGGACGCTATCGCGCGTCTCGTCCTGTAGTCCGCAAGCGCTACCGGCTACGGCCGGTAGTCGCGCAGGACGCCCGATCCGTCGGACGTCGCGCGCGACTAATCGCAAACACTGACAGGGAGTATCCGCCATGCTGACCGAATCCGACATCCTCTGGGCCGCGACGTCCTCGAACGTCAAGACGGGCAACGTCCCTACCGCATGGGTGGGCACGACGCGCGATGCGTGCCGCGAGTCTTGCCGCGGCTGCCCGCTCGCGCCGAAGGACATCGGCGGGAACGGCGAATGCTACAGCCATTCGGGCAGCCCGGCTATCGCGCATTCGTCCATCCGTAAGGCGGCCGCGGCCGGCAAGGACCGCACGCTTACGGCCGCCATTCGCGGAGCCGTTCGCAGCGCGCGCATGCTTCGCTATACGGCTATCGGGGACGGCGGACGAACGGCTCCCGGCGTGGCGGATCGGATCGTGGAAGCGGCGCGCGCGGCCAAGCTGCAGCTTGTCGGCTACACGCACCACTGGCGCGAGCCGGCCGTAGCGGCCGAATGGCGCGGCCGCCTTATGGCATCCGTGGAAAGCATGGCGGACGCGGACGCAGCGCTTGCGGCCGGATGGCGCGCGGCCGTGGTCGTGCCCGTCGACACTCCGGCGCGCGGCACGACGCCCAGCGGCGCGCGCTTCGTCGTCTGCCCGGCCCAGACGTCCGACGGCCGCGTGACGTGCAACGATTGCCGCTTGTGCGACGCGAGCCGGCCCGGCCCGGTAATCGCCTTCCGCGAGCACGGGAACGGCGTCAAGCGATAGGCCCGGCCCGGCGGCCCGTCGGCCCGGCCGTTATCGCGCGTCGCCGCTTGCGATAGTGTTAGGAATCCGGGAATAGTGCAGGTTCAACCTACGCTATTCCTTATTGCAACTCAGTTGCGATATGACTCGTGCTTCGGCCCGTCTCGAACGGCGGCGCGAGCTTACCCGGAACGTCACTCTACCGGAACGTTACCACATAGAAGCATGTCTATTAGCGTGCGTGTATTCGATATTCTCTTTTCTAATATTCACGTTCTATAGGGGCTCTATGGTCCGGCGCGTTTAGGCCCGTTTCGCGGCTAACCACGCGTTATCGCTGGATACTGGCGCAAGCGCAGGCGGCAACGCACCTACCGTACCGGTAGAACCGGCGATAACGTAGGGCCAACGCCACGATACGACGAGCCCCGACAATATGACCGATCCGGCTTGACAGATCATACCACCACGATAAGGTACAAACACCGGCGCCGAACGCCGGCCAACGGAGGACAGATGTTCAGCGTAGCAGTCAACAGCCCCAACCCGATCCGCGGCCTCACCGGATGCTTCAGCGTCCGCCCCGCCGGACGCACGGACGCGCTCGCCAACGCGCTCCGGCGCATCCACAGGGACACCGGGCTGGGAGCGCTCGCGCACCACTGCTACGGCTACACCCGGAGCCCGAAGGGTGGCGTCACTACCTACCACGAAGTCACGCTCGGTCGTGACGGCGTGCCCTCCGCGCGCGTCCGTATCGTGCTCGGCGGGGGTGTCGCGTGAACCGCGCCGCCGCCGTCCTGATCCTCGCCGCCTACGGCATTGCGGCCGGCTGGGCCTTCCTCAACTGGGGGCTCGCATGATCGTCGACCCCGTAGCCCGACACGAGGCCGCCGCGCTCCGTGCCCGGCGCGAGCAGGACGAGCGCCGCGCCTACGGCAACTGGGCCGGTGTCCTGGCCGCGGTCGACCGCGAGCGGCGGCACCTCGAAGCCGCCGCCGCGTTCCTCGACGAGGCGGCCGAGGTCGCCACGGCTATCGGCGACCGCGCCGGAGCTCGATCCTACCGCGCCCGCGCTACCAGCCTCCGCAGCTGGGCGCACGTTCTCTAACCTCGACCCCCAGGAGTATCAGCCATGAATACCGCTTCCACTCGCATGAACCGGGTAACCGTGCTCGCGGAGTACCTCGGCTGGGACCGCGCCGACGTGCCGGCCTACGAGTACAGGGCCGGACGCTTTGCCACGCGCGTCTACTCTATCGGACGCCGCTGCTACTGCGTGACCACGCGCGGACAGACGCCGCCGCAGGATGTCCGCGGGGACGGGCCGGCGCTCGACTGGCGGGCGTTGCCCGCCGATACGTGGCCGCTCCCGCGCTATCCGGGCACCGTGCTGTGGGTGGCAGAATGACCGCGCGCCACGAAGAGCCGGCCGCGTCGGAGCCGCTGCGCGACGACCTGTGCGCCTGGTACGGGACGCCGCCCTGGACCCGTCCGGTCCAGCCGGTCGACCGTCCGGCCACCGATCCGGCGGACACGAGCGCCGACGGCCAGGACTACGGCCAGGATGCCGGCCCGGATGCCGGCGCGGACAATCTTCTACCTTTCTGACGCATGCCCCTTGACTGTACCTTACCGCCGTACTATGATCTATCCACACAACGGAGGCCCACAATGAACTACGCAGGCGCACCGAACAGCCCCTACGCCGACATGCTCGGCGACCGGCCCGATCACCTCACGACCGACGACGTACTGCCGGCCCTGATCGAGGCGGACATCGCCGCATGGCTCGACCAGGACGGCGACCTGCACGTCGAGGCGGCCGACGGCACGCGCATCGAGGTCGCCTGCTATCGGGACGACGAGCAGTGGATCCGGCGCCGCAGCGGCGCGTTCGTCGGTCAGCTGACCGAACGCAAGCCGGCCGCCTTCGTGACCGCCTTCGTCGCGCTCTGCAAGGCCGAAGGGATCGACCTGCTCGGCTCTGACGACTAACTACGCAGCCCCGGCCACACGGCCAGCCTACACGACAAACACGGAGACGTCAACCATGAACACCGATCATACAACCCCGCCCGGCTTCATCGAGGTCACGACCTACAACACCAACGCGCAGTGGACGGTGCTGCTGCCCATCGCCGGCGTATTCGTCGTGGCCGAGCCGGGCTGCGCCGTCCGCCTCCGGCCCTTGACCGGCGGCACGGGCTGGGAGGTCCGCGAATCCTACGAGCAGGTACTCGCCAAGATCACCGCAGCCTGCGTGCGGCCATGAGCGCGACCGACAGCCGCCCGCCCTGCCCCGACTGCGGCGCGCCTGCGTCCCGCTGCGCCTGGTACGGGCGCACCCGCCGCGTCTACTCGTGTGACCAGTGCGCCGCCCGCCGCCGCGATCCGGCCGTGGTCGAGGTCCGCACCTCGTCCGGCTGGCGCGGCTGGCGCAACGCACGCGGCCCGTGCGAGGACGCGCCCTGCTGCGGCTGCTGCACATACTGAAGTCGGGCCGCGCAGGTGCCCCGCCCCTTGACGATACCTTACCGCCACGCTATCATCTGTCTGCCACTCAGGAGAACCGACCATGACTAACCTTACGGGCGCAATCGCGAAACGCTACGACAACCCTGCCGACCTGTTCCGTAGCCTCTACAAGTACACCGACTGCGGCGCGCAGGCGGGCATCCTCGTCGAGGAGACCATCCACGCCCCCACCTCGTCCGACCCGTGGGCCGAAGAGGGCGGCACCCGCTGGGTCTACGACGCGCGCGACCTGCCCGGATCGTGGGAGGACATCCACGTCCTCGCCGTCAGCGTGTCGTCCATCGTGGAGGGGATCGACGCCATGACGGCGACGCACGTCGTGCGCGTTGAGGACGTGAGCGAGGAGAACTTCGACGCAGCGTGGGACGCAGCCGTCGCCGCCGTCGAGGAGGAAGCGGACGCCCTATGGAACGATACTCACGGCTGCCCGACCTGCGCGGCTCATCATGGCGTCGACCTCTCCGAGGAAGCCTCCCCCGTGTGGGATGAGTGTCCCGAATGCGGCGGACACGGCGACGCGATCTAATCCTCACCGACCGACCAGGAGAACCGACCATGACCCACGTCGAAGAATACGCCAACGCCATGTCTGAGCTGTACGAGTTTGAGTCCGCAGCCTACGAGGATCAGGCCCGCCGCTACCTGCTCGGCGAGCCCGCCGCTGCTGCCCGACACGCCTACAGCCTGCTCCTGAAGGCCGACGCCACCGACGACCGGTGCAGCGCCCGCCTCCTCCGCACGGCCGGCATGGCCCTCCTCGCGGCCGTCGTCGAGGGGGACGTATGAGCGCCGAAGACCGCGCGCGGCGCTCCGCGCACGACCTGTCCATCGCCCTCGTCGGCATCATCGCCGACGAGGCGGCCTCCGCCATCCGTATCGTCGAGGCGCAGGCCATCGCGCAGCGCGCCCTCGCCGTCGCAGGCCACGCCTACATCCGCGGCATGGTGCGAGGCCACGAGGAGGCGCTCGTCGAGTTGCGACGCATCCAGCGGCGCGTCACGATGGTGCAGGACGCGCTCCGCGAGGCGCGCATGGCCGCCGAGCGGATCGAGGCCGGACCGTGATGTGCCTCCTGCTGATCGTCCCGCCGCTCGCACTCGTCGTGTGGGCGAGCGTCTGCCCCTACAACCCCCGGAGGGAACCGTGACCACACAAGACTACACCATCTCGCTGCGCGTGAAGCCTGGCGCACGCCGCGCCCAGCTGACCCTGAACACGCCCACCCGGCCGGGCCTCTGCGTCGTCCGGCCCGGCGTCGACGAGGCGCACGCCGTCGCCAACGCGCTGCGTGGCATGGCCGACATGATCGACGCGCGCCGCCGGCAGGCGCTCCGGGACGCCGGTGCCACCGACTGGGTCCGGCTCAGCATCGACGTGGACGTCGAGGTCGAGGCCGGCCAGATCGAGGCGGCCCGCCGGGCCGAGGCGGGCGCGCAGTCCGGCGACATGGCCGCCGCGCAGGAGGTCATGAACCTCGCGCTCGAATGGCTGGCGACCGCCATGTACGACAAAGACTCCAGGGACTGGCAGTCCTTCGACTGGGCGCTCGTGGACGACTGCGACCCCGACGACTTCCCGGAGGCATGATGCCGGATCGCGTCATCATCATCGACTACACCAACTGGAAGGGAGAGCGGCGGCGCCGGACCATCCTGCCCCGCGAGCTCTGGTACGGGACGACGAACTACCACACGACGCCGCAATGGTTCATCCGTGCGGTCGACCTTGAGAAGACGGCGGTGCGTGACTTCGCGCTCCGTGACATCCACTCCACCATCTGAGGACACCATGAACGACAACCAGCACCAGCAACTCATTGAGACGCTCATCGCGCAGACCACGGCGGTCCGGGAGATCCACGCCCTCATCGTCCGCATCATCCTGTGGAGCGCCGTCGCCGGCCTCGCGAGCGTCGTCTGGACGTTCGTCAACACGCCCGTCTGAACGCGCCAGGGAGGACCGCCGAGGGCCGCCGGAGCATCAAGCATCCGGCGGCCCTGCTGCGTTTCAGGCAGTCTCGTCAGGCATGGCTCCGCCAGGGAGGCACTTCACCCCGGTTGCGCGGCCATGTGACGCCCGCAGCAGGGATCCGTTATCCGCTCACGCGCTGGGCCGCAACGATCTGAGCGAGACGTTCGTCGAAGTCGAGGTCGACCTTGACCGCAGTCTCCACCGTGGTCGTCGAGGTCTTCGGCACCTCGACGAGGCCGCACCGGTCGAGGACCAGCTCGGCCGCCTTGAGCCGGTCCTTCGGCGTCACGGTGTCGTCGTTCATCAGGTCGACGAGCGTGGAGAGCGCCGCCTCCGCCGCGTCTTCGAGCTCCTGGCCGAGTGTCTTCCGGCGCAGGTCGCGACCCTTGTCGATGCCCGCCTTCATGGCAGGATCCTCGGCCCACTGCCACACGATGTGGGGCCGGAGCTTCAGCCGGCGCGCCACGTCGCGCACGGTGTACCCGGCAGCGAGGAGCTGGACCGCCACAGCGCGCGTCTCCGGGTCGTTGGAGAAGCGCGTCTGCTCCGCCAGCATCTCGACCACTTCCTGCTCGGCGGTCGGCGCCACGCGCGTCACCTTGGCGAGTTGGAGCGGGCCGGGAGCGGACGGCGCGACGACGTGGTCGGGCTTCGCCGCGTCCGGCAGGTCGACGGCGTGGGCGGTCGGGGCGGTCTGCGTAGGCTTCGGTTCGCGTGGCATGCGTGAAGCATAACCGCAGCGGCAAGGGAACGGGAGGACGAAGATACCGGTGGACGCCCTCCCGTTCCTCGTGTATCCTTACGGAGCCGGAGGCTGCGCGCTTGGCTTCTTGTGCGCGTCCCGCCGGGCCTTCTGCGCCACCGCACGCTTGATGTGGTGGATGCAGAACGTCCCGCGCGCGTTCGCGATCCGGTACTGACCCGTCCGGCTGCACCGGATGCCGCCCTTCGGGTCGATCAGGTACGAGCATCCGTAGCGCACGGGCTGCCCCTTGTGGTCGAGGCGCTCGCGCCGCTCCACGTTGGCCGGCAGCGTGTCGATGCGGTTGACCACTTCCTCCGACGTGGTGATCGTGAGCCGGCGGAGCCGACGGCAGAGCCGCTTCGCCCCGTCGTCGGGGAGCCGGTCGAGGAGGGCGCACGCCGCCAGGACGTGACGCACGCACACCTCTCCCTTGATCAGGGCGAGGCCGGACAGGATCGCCAGCGCATCGCCCTCGGAGCGCTGCCAGAACAGGCAATGCTCCGCCGTGGCCTTCGAGATCGGCACCTCGTACCAGTCGGGCAGCTGCTCGTAGATGCGGGGCTGGACGCGCTTACCCATCGTCGCCCTCCGCGTTCACGCCGGCGTAGTCGGCACGGTCCATCTCGTCCACGGCGACCTGCGAGTCGACCGCGGTCCTGCTGATCTGGAACACGCGCATCGGCGCCCCGTGGATGCGGTGGATGGCGGCCCTGCTCTTGATCACCTTGTTGTGGCTGCGCCGGTCGGACAGCACGATCCAGTTGCGCTCCGCCCATCGCTCGATGATCTCCTCCGCCTGGAAGCCGAGCGGTTCGAGGATCTCGCGCAGCGTCGTCGGCAGCACCGAGATGCAGCCCCAGTCGTCGTCGGACTCCCACGCACCGGCCCACCCACGCACCGGGATGATCGGCGCCCCGCTGTTCGTCTTCTCGTGCCGGCCCCAGAACCGGGACTGGTTGGCGGTACACCACGACACGACCTCGATGAGCGCGACGTGCGGCCGGTCCTTCTCGGACTCGATCCGGTTCACGCACTCCAGGGCGTAGGCCATCGCGTCCTCTTCGGGGAGAGGCACGCCGAGCTCGTGGTGCAGGATCGAGGACATGAGATGCAGCGTGGCGAGGTTGCCCGCATGCCGGCGCCCGATGGCCGTGCGCGCGACCGCGGCGTAGCCGTCCCGCGCCTCGCGCCACACGCGCCGCAGTTCGTCATGCTGGTCGGCGATGGACACGAGGTAGTGGATCACCTTGCGGCCGAGGTGGCCGTAGTTCTGATGCACGAGGCGCGTCAGCTCCTCCGCCGCCGGCCCACCCGTGCCGGTGTCGTTGCCCATCGGCTTGCCCGTGACGGACAGCACGCGCGCACGGGTGCCTCCATCCTGCGAGAACGACGTGGCCGCGCTCTCGCCCGACGTGAGCATGATCGTGCGCCACGACACCGTCTGCCGGGTGCCGCCGATGGACCCGCGTCCGCGACCCTGCCCGTTGGCGAAGTCGTAGATGACGTCGCGCACCTGCTTCTGATCCTTCGCCCGCTTCGTCTCGTCGAGGATGATCGGGAGGTTGCAGAGGAACCCGGACAGCCGCTCGATGTAGACGCGGGTGGAGTCCCACGAGTACATGGCCGTCGGCGCGTTGTCGCCGGGGCGTCCCCACACGGAGGCGCCCACGCGCATGGCCGTCGTCTTCCCGCTCGACGTCTCGCCGTTGAAGTCCACGATGAACGAGGGCGCGCCGAGGATCTCCAGCAGCGGGGCCGAGGCCGAGGCGTAGAGCGCGAGCCACATCGGGATGAACGGCTTCATCACCTCCATCGCCTCGATCCAATCCTCCCACGTACCGGACGGCTTCCAGCCTTCGAGCACGGGCTCCATGCCCTCCGGCGGGGAGAGCTCGACGCCGCCGTCCTCCGGCCCCTGCTGCGTCGTGTAGAACGTCTCCGGCAGGAGGAAGCCCTGCACCCCGCCCTGCGCGATCCAGCCCATGCGGCTCGCGGCCTGGTGCGCGGCGAAGCGGTGCATGTTCTCCGCCTCGAACTCAGCCAGCCATTCAACGAGCATGCCCGCCGTGTTGCTGGTGACAGGCACCTCGATGTCGGCGAGGCTGATCAGCTTCTGGCTGTTCATCACCATGCCACGCTCCACCGGGCGCATCGTCCAGCCGGCCGGCGTGCGCCACATGAGCATGCGCTTCGCCGTCCCGGTCAGCACGTCGTGCGAGCGGCCCACGAGGAAGATCGGGGCCGTCGCAACACGTTGGCTGTTCGTCCCGCCGTCGGCGGCGGCCGACAACTTGAACACGCCGGTCGGGTCGATGAGGTAGCCGCGCGGCACCTTCATCATGTCGAGCATGCCCGGCTCGATCAGCGTCGGAGGGGGCGCGCCGGCACCGAGCGCGACACCCAGCGACAGGAGCGACGGGTCGCGCGTCACGCCGATGGCCCGGTCGAGGCTGGCCTTCCGCTTCTCAATGACGAGACGCTTGAGCGCGTTGCGGAGGGCGCGCGTGCGCGTGGCCTGTCCGGGCAGCATCTCCACGACCGCGAGCATCGAGGACACCATGCTCTCGTCGGACATCCATGCGTCCGCGATGGCGCTGAGCGCCTCCGGCCGTTGGAGCGCGGCCCACGCGGCGAGGTGGTTGCTCTTCTCGCCGGACTGCACCTGGTTCTGCAACGTGCGGAGGAGGTCGAGCCCCTGCGACACGGTGTCCGGCCTGTCGTCTTCGAGGATGGGGCCGTCGCCAGCCACCGGCTCGTCGTTCTCTTCGGTGTTCATGTGACGTGATCCCTGAGATAGAGGAAGCCGCGGGGCCGGAGGAACCCGTTGGCGCGGAGTTGCACGAGCGCGATGTTCATCGCACTACGACTGTAGCGGAGTTGCTCTGCCAACGTATCCAACGACGGCAGCGGGTCACCCGCATCCCACGCCGTGACGATGGCATCGAGCGCGCGGTCGGGGCAGAAGGGGCGCCCCTCGCAGCCGGCGCGCCCACGGATGAGCCCCGTCTCCGTCGGCGTCGGGCCGTCGGAGATGATCCGGCGGCGGCGCAACTCGGCCACGTACAACTTCGTGTCCCGGTCGGTCAGGCCGACGGCGTCCGCCAGGTCGAGGACGTCCGTCTGAAGACCGGCCGCCTCTCGGTTCATGATGGCCGCCTTGATCTTCGCCACGATCACCGGCACGAAGTCGGTCGGCTTCGCCGGGCGGAAGACCCGCGTCGGCTTCACGACCACGGGGTACGGGATCTCCAGCCGCTCGCAGTACCGCACGAGGCGCATGTAGAGCTTGCGCGTCGTGGCCTGCGATGGTTCCATGCCGAGCGCCTCGGCGATCTCCGGGTACTCCTTGCCCGCCTTTCGCATGGCGTAGACCCGCTCCAACTGGAGGTCGGTCGTGGTATCCGCCCGACGAGACTTCGTCGGTTCGTAGCCCGCCGTCCGCAGCCGCTTGTGGATGTTGTTCACCGTGCAGCCCTGCTGCGCGGCGATGGTCTTCACGTCCGTGCCGGAGCGCAACTGTTCCCACACCCGCTTGGCGCGCACGGCCGTCCACGGCCGTCCCTTCATGGCTTCCATGCGTCCTCCGTGAAGGTGCCGTGCAGGATCTGGTAGTGCGCCGCGGTGTAGGCATGCTCGATGCCGAGCAGGTACGTGGAGTACTCCGTCTCGCCACGCTGGCGCGCGTCCACCTCGCCCTCGTGCGCCATGCGGGCGCGCCGCAGGCACTCCGCCGCGATGGCCTGGACCTCAGGATCACGCTTCGTCACGCATCACCTCCTCCCACGCAGTCAGGTCCATCATCGACGTGAGCCGGGACAGCGCAGCGCGGGCCGCGCGGATGCGGTCCTCGTGCGCCACCCGGAGCGTGGCCTCGATGTCACGCGCGATGCGCGACTCGAACTGGTTGGCCTCCTTGTTGCGAAGCCAGTCGATGTACTCGGTGTTCGTCAGCGCATCGATGATGATCTGCTCGTGCGCCTCGACCTGCGACTCGAACGTCGCGTACTTCTCGTACCTGTCCATCACTGCACCTCGCTCGGCGGCGCCGCGATGCCGTTGGCGATGATGTTCGCTGCGCTCTCGCGGTTCAGCGCGCTGATCTGCCCGTTGGTGTAGCCGAGCGCCTTGAGCATGGCCCACATGCTGGGCGATGCCACGAAGACCTGCATGACCGGCTTCTCCGACAGGGGCGGCACGGTCACCTGGGGCACGCTGACAGGCGCGCTGGCCGTCACGCCGACGACCTCCGGCACGACCGTCTCGACGACCTCCGGCGCGGCCTCCTCGACCTTGCCGAGCTCGATGACGGTCCAGCCCTTCGGCGTCTTCTTCGGCTTCGTCGGCGTGCCGATCACGACCTGCCCGTCGAACGACGACCACGAGGCGAGCACCTTGCTCAGGGTGTCCGCATCCCAGCCGCGGTCCTCCGGCATCACCAGCACGGGCCGGTCGGAGGGGACGGTGCTGCTGATCGCCATCGCCAGGGCACACGTCACCGTGGCCCACTCCGCACCCGACAGGGCGGCGCGCAGCTTGCCGCCGGCGGCCAGGCCGAGGCGGAAGACCTCCTTGTCCCCGTCCACCAACTGGAGGCCGAACGTCCAGCCGTCCGGCATGAACGTCTGCACGCGCGCCACGAACGCATCGGAGACGCGCTTGAGGAGGCCGGCGACGACACCCTCCAGTTCCTTCTTCATGCCCTTGTACGTCTCACTCTCGCGCGTCATCTCCGCGACGGTGTCGCGTGCGCGCTTGAGGCTCGACCACTTGTCCGCCGTGGTGCGGAGCGCGAGGTAGCGGTCCTGTGCGGCGATGGCTTCCTTCTGCAACTCAGTCGCATCAAGGTCGAGCAACTCCTGCGGGAGCAGCGCCACGTCCTGCGCGAGCTCCGCGAGGCGGCGCTCCATCCCGGCGTAGTCCGGCGCCGGCTGCTGCGCCGGAAGGGAGTTCAGCGTGTCGGAGTAGAACGAGGCGCACGCCTTGATGTGCGCCTTGCCCACAGCGCTGGAGCAGAGGGGGCACGCCTCCACGCCCTGCGACACGGCGATGCCCGCCGCCGACGCCATGCTGCGGTAGAACTCGCGCTCGATCTCGGACGCCGGCGCGACGCGCGGGGCCGCGAGCTGCTGACGCAACCCGGTGATCTTGGCGAGCAGCGCGGCATGCTGCGCCTGTGCGCTCTGCGTGCGGCTGAGACGGGCCGCCGTCTCGCCGGAGATGCGCTTCGCCTCCTCGATGTCGGCCTCGGTCGGAGCCTCGTCGAGATCCTGCGTCATGCCGGTGAGCAGCGTCTCCGCCCCGCTCGCCTCCTTGGCGGCGTCACGCTGCCGCTTGCCCGCGTACTCCAGCGTGGCGAGGAGCGCCTCGACCGGGGACTTGCCACGGCCGACCGCCGCGCTGATGTCCTTGTACTTGGCCTGATAGATGGTCGGCACCATCTCCTCGACGTCGGAGGCGCGCACGTCCGCAGCGGCCCACGAGAGGAACGCCTTGCGCGCCGTGGCCGGGGAGCCCTCCAGCACCTCGCGCACCGCGTGCAGCGGGAGGAACGCATCGCCCGCCGTGTCGTGCGAGGGGCGCCCGCCGTCCTTGGCGATGAAGACGTAGTCCTCGCCGCTGCTCAACTTGGCGTGGATGGAGAGGCGCTCGGCACTCGCCATGCTCATCAGCAGCGCCGAGTCGCGCACACCGGAGCGCCCGACGAGGTCGTCGGCACTGCCGAGCAGCGCCAACTGAAGGCTCTGCTGGATGCTAGACTTGCCGCTTCCGTTCGGCCCGACGATCAGCGTCTTGGGTCCGAGCTCGACGGTCTTGGGGCGGCCGTCGGCGGTCTTGAGGTTGGAGACGAGGCGCTCGACGTGCGGGCGCTGGGTGGTGGTCTTCTTTGCCATGATGCACTCCGGGGAAGGCGTCCGGTGGGCGTCGCTGCCGCTGACAGGGAAGCGAACGACGCCGCACCGGACACGAACACCTTAGTGTATCGCTACCGCACCGTCAAGTAGACAGAGTATATTTTGTGTACGGCATGCAGATGCCCTGGTCCGCACCGCACTCCAAGCAGTCGGTGTACTCGTCAGGATCGGCGAGGCCCGACGCCATGCGAACCATCGTGTGCATACGCAGCGAATGGCCGCAACGAGAACACGACGAAGCCGAGGCGCGCTCTTCCTCATCGCGCACGGGGGCCACGGGCGTCTCCGTAACGCTGGAGCGTGAGTCTGTCAAACGCTTGTGCATCGACCAGTACGCGGCGCGCATCTGCCGGTTCTCCTCGCGCACCGTCTCCAGCGCGAGGGCCGCCTCGACGAACAGGTGGCGGATCTGCGTCTGCTCGTCGGGCCGGTGTTGCTGCCACCATCGGATGCGGCGGAGAAGCGACTGCGCCTTGTCGATCTGCGGACATGTGTGCCCCGGAGGTTTCATGGCGCAGCCTCCAGCGCGGCGACTAGAAGTTCGGACTCGCTCTCGCCTTGCAGCGCGGTCGTTCCGTAGTCCGCGAGGAACCAGCGTCGTTTCCCACCGTTCACGGGCGATAGCGTCGTCTGCCCGTGCGCCTCCCGCACCAGCGCCAGCACGCACCCGAGCGTGGCAGGATCGCGGAGATCCGGCACGTCCACGTCGTTCGACCAGCGCCACAAGAGCGAGGCGTCCCACGTCCTACCCTGCATGTCGAGCATGCCGCGCATGGGGCGGAAGCCCTTGCACGCGACGAGGCGCTTGCCCAGCGCGGTGGCTTCCTCTTCGGTCATGCCCCCTCCTCGCGGCGGTGCTCGCCGCGTTCGATGGTGTCGGCAATGTTGCGGCGCACGTTGCAGTACGCGCAGAACCTGTCTTCGTGCCCCGGCGACCCGCACTCCGCACGCAGCCACGCCACCACGGCGGCGCGCTCCTCGGCAGCCCCGGCATGGAAGGCCGACTCGACGGCAGCCTCCAGCCATCGACGCAGCTTCTCGTCGTCAATGGTCATCGGGACACCGTGTTGCGGCGGGCGAGCTCGCGCTGCAAGTACCAGAGCGCCTTCTTGAGATTACGCCTATACATTTTCGTACCTCTGTATGATCGTCTTTGCCCACTCAAGAACGTCGGCCACACGCTGACCTTTCGGCTGCGCCGTAGTCCAGAGTTCCAGGTTTTCCGGTCGGTTGTCATCTTTGACGCCGTTGATGTGATGGACGTTCTCGTCAGGGTGCAGCGCGCGTCCGAGACGGTTCGACATCACAAGCCTGTGCTCCATGATGTAGCCCTGCTTGGTCGCGTTCGGATGACCCTTGGCGTAGACGATGACGTACCCCTTCGAGTCTTTTCGCCTCCCGCCACGCCAGTTTTTCGCGTTTTCGCCGTTTCGCGGCAAGCACTGTCCGCACGAGCGGACGCTTCCGCTGCGAAGGTTACTGCTCAAGACAGTGTGTTCGTGGCCACAAGCACAACGACAGAGCCACCTTGCCCCGCCGCTTTGATGTGGCTCGCGCTCGCAGCGCATAAGCACCGACAGCAGTCCGAAAGTCAGCCCTGCGAGGTCCATGAAGTTGGGATCAAGGCAGCCGCAAGACTTCGTGTTTCCACTATTGAGATTGCCTCCGGTGACGATCCTCTCGTTCCCGCAAGAACATCGGCATAGCCACCAAGACTTGCCGCCAGCACGGGGAACTTCGCGGATCACAGTAAGCCGTCCGTAGACGCGACCAGTTCTATCTATCTTCATCACCTGAAGTCTCCGCGACCGATAGCGCACGGTCGATGTACCAGCGGGCTTTCTTGAGGTCTTCTGCGGCGGAGCCCTTCTTTCCCGCACGCGCGATATATTTTATCGCATTTCCGAGATGAAAAGCAACCCCCCTCGGCCAACCTTTGGTCCAGTCCTCGATCACCGTGATGGCTTCGATCTTTCCGACGTTGTAGTGGCGCGGATGATCGACCGTGTTAGGTTCGGGTCGAACGGGGTCTACAATAGCGAGAGGCGCGGCAGAGCGGGCCGCCTGCAAACTTTCAAGGCGGGACGCCATGTACCTGCGGTTGCGGTCGGCCAAAGCGTACATCACGTCGGTGTGCTCGTCGCAGTAGCGACCCCCTTCGAGGGCCGTACCCGTGCAGCCGCCCGCCCACTTGCAGCCCTTGGGGGCGGCCTTCTCGCACAGTTCGCGCCAGCCCTTGTGCCACCGACAGGTATCGGCGTAGTTGGCACAGGTCCGCTCTTCGTCGCCATGCACGTATACACGCGCGCCACACTTCTCTCTGCTCATGCTGATTCTCCGATGTGAAGTACGCCGACGTCCGTCCAGGCGTCGGTATCTTTGGCCTCGACGCCGATGATGGCGGCGACCTGCTTGCTGGCGGGGATCCATGCGAAGGCCGGCTTACGGCGGGCGAGGAACCCCTCGACGAGCGCGAACGTGGCGCGGCCCACGGCTGGCTGATCGAAGTGGAACACCGGCACGACGATGCCGTGAAACAGCGGGCTGCCGCTCCAGTCTTCCGCGACCGGCACGTCCTTGACCCATGTGTTCCAGCCGCCCATCGCGCGGCTGCGCTTCATGTAGTCGTCGCGGCCCGGCACGACAGAGACTTGAAACCTCTCGGTCGCAGCCGCCACCCATGCGTCGATGGTCGCGTCCTCGACCTGCTTGGTGTGCGCGAGGAACAGCGCGTTCATGCCGCCCTCCAAAGCAGCACGTACTTGCGACGCGGCTGCGTCTTCTGCTGGTAGATCACCTTGCCCTCCTCGTACAACTCCATGAGCATGGGCTGAAGGAAGCGCGGCGTGATCCGCAGTTCGGATGCGACCTCCTCGGTCGTCGACCACGGCTCGTCGGTGATGACGGCGAGCGCCTTCCGCTTGTGCGTGGCGCGGGGATCGGTCGGCGGCTTCATGCGATCTCCTTGCGCGTCTGCGCCTGCCACGCTTGGATCGCCTTCACCAAGGCGTCGAAGTCGTCGCGGTCGATGGTCAGGGTGCGCCGGCGCGTGATGGCGTCGGTGCGGTTACGCGCGATGACACGGTCCACGAGCGCTTCGAGCTGCGCCTGCGTCATGGGGATCATGAGTTCTCCTTGCGATGGTCGCCGCGCAGGATGGCCTCGGCCAGCGCGGCGTTGTCGCAGCCGGTCCCCGGCGCGAGCAGGTACGCCACCACGGCCTTCTCCTCTGCCGCGAGGTCGAACTTCAGTGACTCGATGATGAGTTCCTTGAACTTCAGCGACTTCTTCAAGTCCTTGATCGTCAGCGCCATCTCAGCGATCTGCGCGGCGAGCGCTTCGTTGCGTTCTTCTAGCGTCACGGCCACCTCCCGACCTTGCGGGCCACGGCGGCCACGAGGTCGAGCAGCCAGTGCGTGATGTCGATGAGGTCTGCTTGCATGTCGTCTCTCCTAAAGACCTCTATGGTATAGCAAGACCATACCGTAGCGGCAAGAAGAAACGCTACGCCTCCTTCAAGTTGCGCCCGACGCTCGCCTCGGCCGTGAGCGCGACCTCCCATCCGGGGATGCGGACGGTCATGCACTCCTCGACCTGCTTCCGCATTCGCTCCAGTTCAGGCGGCAGCGCCTCGCCCTTCACCGGCTTCCATCCCGCGAGGCCCGGCGGCGCCTCCACCTCGACCGCGACGGAGTCGTGACACTGGTGGATAAGGCCCGTCCGGCGTCCGAGATCCCACGGAAACGCATGGATCAGCGCCTGCTCCGCAAGCCGCATGATGCTCGTCTCGGCGGCGAGGACGGGGAAGTTGACCACCTCGTTCTTCTTGCCGTCGGAGAGGCTGCCGGATCGCCGGCCCAGCACCGGCTCCTCCATGTAGCCCTGATGCCGGTAGAGCAGGAGCATCTCCTCCCACGCCTGCATCCACTCCGGCTCCGTCTTCAGCCACGTCTCGTGGAAGTGACGGACCTCCTTCGAGGTCATGTTGAGGTAGGGCATATCGCCGCCGTCCGACTCGGTCGACGTAAGTACTTGCCAGACCGTCATCGGATCGGCCCAGTAGATGCAGTTGTGGACGAAGATGCCTGAGGCCAAGGCGAAGTTGTGGGCCTCGTGATCGACGCCGATGTCCCAGACCTCGTGCTCGCCGGCCGGCACGACGCTCTCGACGACGTGGTTGGGGAGCGTGTCGGTCTGCCCCTTCCAGTACGCCGGGATGCCGCGCGACTTCCGGTAGTAGACGACGGCCTGCTCGGTCACGCCTGCGCGCTTCGCCACGTCACGGTCGTGCTCGTGGCCGACGAACTCGACGAATGGGTCGAGCTTCGACTTGAAGCGTTTTCCCTTGTTCGTGGTCTTTCGCAGCTTGCTGTTGCGGCGCATCGCCTCTGACGCAGCTTGCCGCCACTTCTCCGAGCGCTTTCGCCCCTCGACGAGGGCGGTGTTCATCTCGTCGTAGCCCGCGGCCCACATGGCGCGTGATGCCTCACCGTAGGCGGCGGCACGCTCTGGCGTCCAGTGATGGCGGCTGTGCTCGCTGGCGGTCATGCCTTCGAGGTTGTCGGGATGGTTGTTGCCCTTGTCGCCGTCCTTGTGATGGACATGCTCGTGGCCCGGCAGCACCCAGCGATGCTCCTGCACGCGGCTCTTGTTGTCGTTGAACTGCTCGATGAGACGGTAGCCGGTCTTCGGGTGCGTCCACCGCTTGAACGGCATGAGCCGGTCGCCGGGTCGCAGATCTTGCAGCTCACGCCACGAGCCGTCGCGCAGCATGAACTTGTGGTCGGGCGTGAACGTCTCCGTCCATCGCTTTCGGCCATCACGCATCGTGATGGTCATGCACGCCCGCACACCGACCTTTGTCTTCTGGATGATACGAGCGGGAACGTACTGTGCCCCGTCCCAGCACCACGTCCAGTCCTGACCAGGCTCGATGTCAGCGATGCGCTTGTGGCCTTCGGGGCCGAGAGTGACGACGAGTGTATCTTCCACCGCGCAAGCATAGCGGAACGTCTTCATAATGTCACGCATCGCCTTCGCCATGCCGCCTGCGGGTTTCTTGTAGAGGCTGAACCCGTCCGGCCCCCATCCGTCCGCGTTCTTGAACTTGTCGCCGAAGACGTTGTAGGACAGCGTGTTGTGTGGATCCTTGCCTTCGGTGAAGCACTCCAGCAACAGCGGGATGCGCCAGTAGTTGGCCGTGATGCGGAGGTGCGCTTGGTCGAGGTCGGCCCCCACGAGGATGTGGCCCGGCTCCGCGGCGAAGAGCGTCTTGAGTTTGCCCTGTCCCTTCCTTGAGCCGATGTTCTGGAGGTTCGGGCCGCTCGACGAGAGCCGCCCCGGAGCCGTGACGTGCGCGTTCCACGTCGAGCGGATGCGCCCGTCCGGGTGCCAGATGAGCCCCTTGTTCGGATCATGCGCGGCGAGGTTCAGCGGCAGCAGCACGGTGCCGAGGATCTTGTTCTTCTCCCGGCGGTACAGCCGGAGCTCGCGGATGAACGCCTCCTGGTCGGGCGAGAGGCGGCCTCCGGCGAGGTGGCCGCGAAGCACCTTGTCCCCCGTGCCGGGCATGCCCGACGCCGTGTAGAAGTCGCGTGCCTCCATCTGCGGCGGGATGCCGAGCTTCCACGTCTCGTAGAGCAGGTCGCGGATCTGGTCGGCGCTGCCGGGCTTCACACCCACAACCTCGTCGCCGTCGTCGTTGGAGCCCGCGCTCTTGAGGTCGAGCTTCCCGAGGCCCACGGCGAAGGACAGTTCCGCGAGCCGCTTCTCCCGCTTCGCGACGGACGCGCGCGTGTCCATCTCCATCTTCCACCGCGCCTCCTGATCGACGTACACGCCGATCTTGTGGAGGTTCACGCACATGTCCTGCGTGGCGTGGTCGATCTCGTGGAGATCCCACCGACGCTGCTCCCAGCCCACGGGGCGCAGCGCCTCCGGCAGGTCACGGAACGCACCGGCCTCCTCCGCCGCATCCATCAACGGCACGACGATGCGCGCGTTCACGGTGCTGTCGGTGCAGTTGTAGGCGAGGCGGTCCCAATCGTCGACCTTGCCGTGCGCGAGGCTCTCGCCCTTCTCCGTCGTCTCCCAGCGGTCCACGTCGGTGAGCACGGAGCCGACGACCTTCAGCCCCTTCGGAAGTTCAGGCGCCCTGAACCTTGCTGCGAACAGCGTGTCGATGATGGGCATCGGCGTGACGCCGAGCCACTGCTCGACGACCTGTCGGTCGTAGGAGCCGGCGTTGTGCCCCACCTTGACCTTGGTCGGGTCCGACAGGAAGCGGCGCAGGATGTCGAGGATCCGCACCTCGTCATCGAACGAGTAGAAGCGCGTGTAGCCGTCGCCGCTCAGGATGTTGAGGCCCATGACGCCGGCGCGACGCGCCTCGACCTGGCCCTCGCGGAGCGCCCTGCCCTCGGTGTTGAGGTCCGGGTGCGCGATGGCGATGGAGCGCACCTTGCACACCATCGGCTCGATGCCGTCCGTCTCAAGGTCGTAGGCCCAGAACGGCATGTCCTGCGCGAGGAACGCTTCAAGCTCGTCAGGCGTCGGGTTGAAGGACCGCACGGGGTCTGTCCAGCGCAACTGCCCCGCAAACCAGCGCATCGCCTTGCCGAGGTCCGCATGCACCGTCGCGCGCCACCCCGGAGCCTTCTGCACGAAGCCGGGATGGAACGTCGGGAACACCTTCCGCACCGCGCCTTCGGGCACGACGTTGGCGAGCGGCGTCTCCATCAGCGCGCCCCAGTTCTCGTCGACCCACACCGGGCCGCCGCGCAGCGCGAAGATGCTCTGCGTCTTGGCCGTCAGCGCGTTGGCCGCCGTGCGTCCCAGCGCGAGGATGTTCTCGTAGTCTTCTGCCTCCTTGAGTAGACGAGGACGGCAGCACGCGATAGGGTCCGGGAGGGCCGGGAGCCCTGTAGCAAGACGACGACGGTTCTCCTTGTCGAGCGCCTTGGTCATCTTCTCCCATGCGTTCGGCTGCGTGCCTGCGTTGCACGCGACGACGTGGGTCAGGTCGATGTCGGCGCGCTTGCGGCCCGCAGCGAGGAGCGCGAGGTTCCACTCCTGCCCGCTGCGGCCGGACAACGGCCGTCCGTTGTTGGTGTCCTCGACGTGCGGGGACTCGGCAACGGCGAGCACGATGGCGCCCTCGTGGCGCTCCGGCGGGCATGGCTGCCAGTAGCCGTCGCGGAACGCGCCCTTCGGGCCGAGCGGGCACTCGTCGCAACGCGCGCCGTGCTTGCGCGGATCATACGGCATCGTCATCGTCCATCCGCTCGAAGTCGCGACGGAACGCCCGTTCGAGGCGGTGCAGCGCACGATGGAAGACGAAGACGGTAGCGACGACGATGCTAGCGAGCATCAACAGGATGGCGAGTGTGGGGGTCATGCAGCCACGGTATCCTTACCGTAGCGGCAAGGCAACCTACATCTTCGGCGTCGAGCCGTACCGCTGCTTCAGCAGGTACACGTCCGTCAGGTGCTTGGTGCCGATGCCGGTCACGAAGTTGGACAGGGAGCCGGGGTACGGACACTCGCCGCCGTTCACGATGGCGTCATTCGCCGCCTCGGAGAGCTCCATGAGCATCTCGGCGATGACGAGGGGCGTGCCGCCCGTCGAGGCGACCTGGCTGATCTTCTCGCCAGCCGCGGCCCATGCCTTGATCGGGTCGAGCTTGTCCGACCCGTAGTGCCCGGCGATGACCTCGGCAAGGCCGTCGATCTCATCCTCGACGCTCTCGTAGAGACGCTTGAACATGAGGTGGTCGCCGTAGAACTGCGGCCCCTTCGACTGCCAGTGCAGCGTGTGGTACAGGTGGTGCGCGGCGCGAAGGCCGGCCCACAGGTCGAGCAGGACGGGCAGAAGCACAGAGCCTCCCAAGCCCGACCATCATATCAAAAACGAGAACGCCCCGCCACTAAGGACGGGGCCGAGCTTACGTTCTCGCCGGGCGTTGAGCTGCAAGATGTGTCTACTCAACGGAGCTGGGTAAACACTTCTTGCAGGCCCGTGTCTACGGTTCCCTCGTCAGGGACTAACGAGCGACGCCAACGGCCGGGGGCGGCGGGAGGCGCAGGCCACCGGCGGGAGCCGGAGCGACCGTCTGAACCGCCGGACCGGCGGAAGCGGACGGGGCCGCGGGGATCGCGCCGGGGATGACCGGCGCGGAGGACGGACGGGGCGTGTTGTTGACGCCGGCCACCGAGGGGACCGCGCCGGACGCCTTCGCCTTTTCGTACTGCTCCTTCGAGAGGAACTTGTTGATCTTGGCGTAGGAGCCCTGCACGCCCTGCTGGCCGGGCACGAACTCGACGTAAGCCTTGCGGCCACCGTTCGTCCCGGAGACGAGCCAGGCGTCGCTGATGTCGCCGTTCTCGATCTGCTCGTCGGAGAACCCGAACGACACGAGGATGGTCTTCAGGGCGGCGATGCGACCCTTGAAGGACTTCTCCGGCAGGCCGTCCACCGGGAGGTGGAGGAACTCGAACATCTTGAACCCGTTGGGGAACTCGACGGTGAAGCGGCGAGCGTCGGGCTTGTCGCCCTGCTTGTACTCGACGGAGACGCCGGACACCTCGTAGTAGCCGGCCTCCGGCTGGGAGGAACCGAGCGTGGAGACGCCCTTGAAGGAAGAGCCGTTGATGTTGAAGGACATGATGTACTCCGATGGGTGGTCTGTGATGCTGGGGTTGATGGACTACGGGGCGACCGAAGCAGAGGGAGGCAGTGGCACGCCGCCCGACTTCTTCGGTTCATCCTTCGGCGCGAGGTCGAAGAGGTTCCTCGCCTTGCGCTTGAGGAACGTAGCGCGGGCAATACCATCTTGGCAAGCCCAACGCAGATGGATTTGTTGATGACCCGCGTGGAACAGCGGGTGCTGCTCGGAAAGAGCCTTGATGGAACCCTGCACATCGCCCGTCTCGACGATGCGCTCGGCCAGCGCGTCGGCCAAGTCGTCCTGCCACTCCAGCCCCGGAACGCGACTGAGCTGGTAGCCGCCCGCGCTCGCCCGCAGGATCTCGCGCAGGTTGCCGGGGGTCTTCGCCCAGCACACGCCGGTGCGGTCGCCCGTCACCCACTCCGGCGACGTCGGGTCGCAGAAGTAGATGCCAGGGAACCACGGGTCCGGGTAGGTCGAGTCGACCATCGCGCGCACGTTGATGTCGCACCACGAGGGCAGCGTCTCGACCTGGTTGCGGCTCGGCACGTTCGGGCCGCCGGGGCAGAAGAACCCCTCGGCGTTCGTACCCGGCATGCGCTCGTGGAACGTGAAGGCGAGATGCACGCCCATGTGGCGGGCGAGGCCCGACAGCATCAGCAGGTACTTGTTGAGCTGCTGGTAGGCGTAGAACTTGTCCTTCTTGCCGCTCTTGCCGGCCGGCGCCTCCTCGTTCCAGACCATCATGCTGCGGTCGCAGATGTGGCTGGCGTCGTCGATCACGACCGCGCCGTACTGGCGGGCCATGCCGGTGCGATGGACGTAGTCGAGCAGGGTGACCAGCTCGTGCAGCGTCTGCGGCGGCTCGGGGTGGACGGCGGGCGTGAAGCCAAGCTCGTTCTGCGCGACGAGCGTGATGGCGCTCGGCACGCCGATGCACAGCGCGGTCGGGAACGCCGCCAGCACATCGCTCGTCTTCTTCTTCTTGGGCTTCCCGTAGACCGTCACCATGACGGTCGGGTTGTCGGTGGTCATGTCAGTACTCCGGCCCGGTGGTCATCCACGCCGCGTGGGCCAGCCACGGCGAGGCCGTCCCTCATCCGCGGCTCGGACCAAGGGAACAGAGGTCGAGCCCGGCACAGGCTCCGTAGCGTCCATAGCACGACAGTTCGTTCTGCGCCTTCGGCCACTCCCACGGATCGGTGGTCATGTCGAGGGTGGCGATCTGATGCTCCGCCCACCACAGCCAACGAGCGAAGTGGGCGTCCCGGTGCGGCGTCTGCGGAACCTGCTCGCGGACCACGCGCCCCGGCTGCGTGCTGCTGATGAGGTTCAGCGTCAGGCCGCCGAACGCCTCCCCGTAGAGCTGCTTGCCCATGATGCGGAACGCAGCGAAGCCGCCATCGATTGCATAGGCCGCAGCGCTGTTCTTCGCGTTGACGTTGGCCTGGTGCTTGTGGTCCCAGATGTAGTAGCGTCCCGACGCATCGCGGGTTACGAGGTCGATGCGGCGCGTGAGCGTGATCGGACGCCCATGTTCTCGGTGGTCGGGCATGTGCAAAGGCGTCACCTCGATGTCGGCACCGTCGAGGCTTCGCCACGCGCCGCCCCTCTCCTCGCCGACCCACAGCCCCCACTCGCCGCGCAGCGTGCCGAGCACCGCCGTGACGGGCGCCTCGACCGCGATGACGTCGCCGGGAGGTTCGGGGAACTTCGCCAGGTAGGCGTGGAACACCGTCTGCATGGTCGGCAGGAGCTCATGGCTCCCGTACTTGTCGCACCACGCCGTGGCCGCCTCCTCCGGCTCCATGAACACGCTGGGGTCGTGGTGCATGGTCTCGTCGACCATCACGCCCTGGGGCTGCCCTGCGCCCCAGATGGCGTGCAGATGCGCCTGTAGCGTGTGGCCGATGCTCCCCTTCGCCAACGCCTCGATGGGTGGGGAGAGGTTCACGTCGTCGATGCGGTTGTTGTAGGCGAAGAGTTGGGGGCACTTCGCGAAGTTGCCGACACGGCTCCAACCGCGGCTCGACTTGCCGGCGTCGATGAGCATCTTCATGCGTCGTCCTCCTCTTCTTCGATGAACAGCTTGGACACGACGTCGTCCACGATGGCCTCGCGGTCCTCCATGCCGAGGAGCTTCTCGCCCATGCCGTCCAGCTCGTCGGCCGCAAGGAACTGCTCGATGGGGCCGAACTTGTCGGTCAGGATCTCGACCACACGCTCGTCGTAGGTCGAGGCTGCGACGACGACCTTCAGCAGCGTGGCCCGCCCACCATGACGGTCGAACCGGCCACGCCACTGAAGGAAGTCACCGGGCTTCCAAGGAAGCATGGCGAAGATAGCGAGGTCCGCCGTCTGCATGCCATCGACCGCGATCCCGAACGCCTGGCCCGTGCCGACGAGGCAACACGGGCCAGGACTGTTTCGGAACCCGTCGATCATGTCGTTGCGCTCGGACTCGCTTACGCCGCCGTGCCCAACCCAGACCGTCGCGTTCTTCACCTCGTCGCTGGCGCTCGCGGCCTTTCGGATCGCTTCGCCCCAACGCTCGGCTTCCCGGCGACGAGCAGTGAACACGATGACCTTGCCGCCACCCTTCAGTCCTTCAAGGACTTCCGCCACGACATAGCCACGCTTTCGGCTGCTCGCCTCCGCAAGACGCGCCTCGATGAGACGTTCTTGCGCCGGCACATCCTCGTAATCTCCTCGCGCCTGACGCGCAAGTTGTTTGATTGCTTGGTCGAAGGTTTGTGCGTCGTCGTAGCGCTCGGCCTTGTCCTGCGCCGACACGGGCAGGTAGACCACCTGGACGCGCGTCGGCGGGAGGCTGGCGTGGCTCTCGGTGTACGGCACCTCGTGCGTGAAGAAGGAGCAGCGCGCCCGGAGCTCGTCGATGTTGCTGCTCCCCTTGTCGTCCATGCCGCCGTAGGGGTTGGCGACCGCATCGCAGTACCGCTGCGCGAAGGAGCGGTACGAGTGCGCGAAGCCGCCGGGAGTGAGCAGGTCGAGCTGCGACCACAGCCGACGCGGGCGTCCGTCGTCGAGCGGCGTGGCCGTGAGGCCCACGCGGAGTTGTAGCGTCACGATGCGGCTGATGTCCATGATGGCGACGGCCCATGCGTCCTTGTCGCCGCCTGCCGTCTGCCGCCGGTGGAAGTCCACCGTGCCGTCCGACTTGCTCACCGCCTTCCACCGCTTCGACTGTCCGTGGATGTGCAGCTCGTCGAGGATGAGGACCGTCGGCTGGAGGCGCGTGACGAAGTCGAGGTTGTCGTTGAGCGACTCGGCCCCGACCACGACGAAGCGGCGCTGTCCGGTCTTGGCGCAGTGCTCGGTGTACTGCGGCCACGTCATGTCGCTCTTGCGGCGTTCGCTCTCCGGCAGGAGCCGCCACGGCAGGATGTTCGTGTACTGCTGGACCTGCGTCCACCAGACGTGGCGCGCCTTCGCCGGGCAGATCACGAGGACCGTGCCCTGCCGCGTCAGCGCGTCGATGAGGGCGCCCACGGTCTTGCCTGCGCCGCACGGCCACACGTTCATCGTCCACGGCCGGGAGGCAGCCCACGCCGCGCTGCGCCGCTGATAGGGTGTCGCCATCTGCACGACGCGCGGCTTCAACTCACCGGACGACGCCTCGCGCACGAGGATCGTCTCGCCCTGCTGCTCCAGCGCATCGAGGCCCGCCTTGTCGGTCGGCCACGGCACGATGCCCTGCGCCTTGCGCGACTCGACGCTCCACTGCCCGCCGAGTTCCCACCCGGCGAGGAAGTGCTCCACGATGAACGCGGCGTGGACAGGGGAGTAGACGTCGATGTGCGACGGTGCGCCGTCGTCCGGCCACTCGTTCTTCGTGAGACGGTATTTGCGACGGCCGCGCACGGCCCACGCCAGGATGCCGGGGATGTTCTGCTCCAACGCGATGGCGTGCTGCGCGAGCATGGGATCATGGAGGCGGTAGAGGTAGTGGGGCTGGTCCCACATGGCGGTTCTCCTGAAGGCCCGACGAGCGTAGCGGGTCTATGCCACGGTGTCAAGGGTTCTTGACGCAGCGGTAGAGGGGTGGTACAAGGTCAGCGTGGGCCGCCGATGGCCCCTTGAAGGAGGACACCATCATGAACGACAGCCCCATCAGCGTGATCAACCCCAGCACCGATCCCTTCATCCTACTCGTCGAGCGACATCGAAAGGCGCGGCACTGGTCGTTCGCCGAGCTTGCGCGGCGCGGCGGCCTCACGCAGCCCGAAGTCAGTCGCGTCGTCCACGGCATCCGCATGCCGACGCTGCGTCACGTCCGCGGCCTGGCCGAGGCGTTCGCGTCCGCGCCGTCGAGCCTCACCGAGCCAGGATCGGCGGCAGAGTGGGTCGCCCTGCTCGTTGACCTCGCTGAGAACGCCCGCCTGTCCGTGCGGACAAAGGACGTGTAGCGTGCAACCTCTTCGCTTCGGCAGCGTCTGCTCAGGCATCGAGGCCGCGTCCGCGGCGTGGGAGTCGCTTGGCTGGCTCCCCGTGTGGTTCGCGGAGATTGAGCCGTTTCCGAGCGCCGTCTTGGCGCACCACTACCCCGACGTTCCGAACCTCGGAGACATGACGCGCCTTCCTGCGCGCATCCTCGCCGGGGAGATCGAAGCACCGGACGTCTTCGTCGGCGGCACGCCGTGCCAGTCGTTCTCCGTGGCTGGGCTGCGGAAGGGGCTGGACGATCCGCGAGGCCAGCTGACCCGTTCGTTCGTGGAGATCGCGGACGCCATCGACACCGTTCGGGCCGCGCAAGGACTGCCGCCCGCCATCATCTTGTGGGAGAACGTCCCGGGAGTGCTTAGTGACAATGGAAACGCCTTCGGAAACTTCCTCGGCGCGCTCGCGGGGGAAGACATCGCCCTTGACCCATCAGGGGGAAAGTGGACGAACGCTGGTCTTGTGCTTGGACCCACGCGAGAAGTCTGCTGGCGCGTCTTGGACGCCCAGTACTACGGAGTGGCCCAACGACGCCGTCGTGTGTTCGTTGTCGCAAGTTCTCGAGCCGGCGGAGTTCGTGCCTCGCAGGTTCTACTTGTCGAGTCGGGCGTGCGCCGGGATTCTCCGCCGAGCCGAGAAGCGCGGCAAGGAGTTGCCGGCGCTGCTGCTACAGGCGCTGACACAGGTGGCGGGGAACGCGGAGCCGGAAGCAACGGAGGACGAGGGGGAGGAGTAGCCGTTCCTCTTCAAGAGGTGGGAAAGCGAACGGGCGTGAGCACTACTGACCCACGCGCCGGCATCGGCATCGGCGCGTCTGGAGATCCGATGTACACCCTTCAAGCGGGAGCGCAGCATGGCGTGGCCCACGTCGTCGCCCCGCCGCTGACCGCGACGAATGACCCGAGCCGCAGCCCGCAGTCGTCGGAAGTGACAGCGCAGGTTCACGCTGTGCTACAGGCGCAGACCATCGCGCACGTTGACGTGGTCGGCACCCTGAGCGACGGCGCCCACAACGGTGGCGGACTCAACGGACAGGACGCTTACACGGGGCGGATCTTGCCCGTCGTGCCCTACGACCTGTTTCAGGTCACCGCGCCGATCAACCGGCAGAACCGGGACACGACGAGTCCGTGCCACACGCTGGCGCGGGACAACGCGGCGCACGCGGCTGTCGTGCAGTCGATGGCCGTCCGCCGCCTCACGCCGCGAGAGTGCGAGCGTCTTCAAGGCTTCCCCGATGACTACACGAAGATCTCGTGGAAGAAGAAGCCGTCGTCGGAGTGCCCGGATGGGCCTCGGTACAAGGCGCTCGGGAACAGCATGGCCGTGCCCTGCATGAACTGGATCGGCCGCAAGATCGACAAGGAGTACCGGAAGCGTCATGCCGCTGACACCTGAGATCCTCGACGAGGCGATGCGCCTTCGGGCCACCGGGCTTCTGTGGCGAGAGGTCGCCGAGCAGTTGTCCGTCCACGTCAACACGCTGCACAAGTACCTGCGTAGGACAGGTCGCGTTGTGCCCGAAAGAATGTCTACCCGCAAGGTAGCCGTGTGGCCTAAACAGGTTATCCGAGACGCACACCGGCGCTGCGTGCAAGGAGAGCGCGTCGAGGACGTGGCGGCAACGCTCGGCATCTCGGTGGTCGCCCTGCGCTCGCAGTTCGTGAAGAAGGGGTATCCGCCTCTCCGACCTCCGCCTGAACGATGGACCGCCAAGGAGGTCCGCCAGGCATACGAGCGGTACGTGAACGGCGAGGACCGCCACGCCATCGCCGCGAGCTTCGGCACGTCGTGGGTGC